CAACCAGAGCCCGTTCGCCGTCGAATGGCCCGTTCATCCCGACGACCAACCGTAAGGAGACCACATGCCGCGCAAGCTGATCATCACGCCGTCGTCGCCGTCTGGTGGTGGGGGCACGAGCATTGAGAGCCTCATCGCCCTGTCCGCGCAGAGCGTTCCGGAGGAACTTGGCCCCAACGTCGTCATCGCGAACATCGTGATGCCGCCGAACAGCGGCACGTGGTCATTCGAGGTTCCGGCCGACAAGAACGCCGGTGGCCGCGTCCAAGTCGTCGGCGCGACCCTCCGCACCACCAACGTCAAGTTCGATTACGAGGGCGTGAAGCAGTACACCATCCGGGTGATCGCGACGCGGCAGGCTCCGTCCTACCTCCAGATCGACAAGGACTTTGTGATCAACGTCACGAACGTCGCGGGCGACACCCTGCCGGTGGAACTCGACTTCATCAACGACACGTTCAGCGGCGGCGCCGCGGCGGCGAACCTCACGCGGGTCGGCCCGGCCAAGACGGTCAAGAACAACCTGAACCAGGACGTGGCGATTGCCGCCAACGCCATCGCTGACAGTGACATCGGCGTCTGGGTGGACGGCAAGTCGGCCACGCACTACGTCGGCCGCGCGCTCCGGCCCGATGACGCCAACGGCTGGACCTTCATCGGCGAAGCCTGGGCGACCAAGGACATCACCCCGGTTCCGGGGCTGGCCACGAGCAAGTACCCCTATCCGGCCCGCATGACCGGCAACAACGCCTATGAAGGCCGCATCCGGCCTCCGGTCCTGGCGAGCCCGGCCGCGGGATCGTCGGTGGTGGTCCACGTCGGCGTCATGTATGACGAAAGCGTCGCGAACCCGGCCAACACCTTCAGCCTTCGCATGTCGTGGAACGGCGGCGCCAACACCGAGACCTGGAATGTCCAGTTCCTGGACCCGGATCACGTCAACGCGCTGTCCCTGGTCAACGCGGAGAGCGGCTACACGCCCAACGGCGTCATCTCCGCGCCGATCCGGGCCGTGCGTGGCGCGGACGGCTGGACTGAACTGGCCTTCGCGGTCAACAACGTCCCGGCGAATGACTTCATCATCGACTTCATCCGGCGCGACCAAGACACCGATCAGCTGGTGGTGGGCTACGCCAACATGTATGCCGGCACGGAAATCCTGCCGCTGCGCGACACCGGAGCCGGTCCCGGCGCCGAGGTCGTCACGGCCGACGACTACACGCTGGCCGGGCCGCTCGCCGCGATCCTCGCCGGGGCCGCTGGCACCGTCACGATGGAGGTCCAAGCCCTCAGCTACGACACCATCGGCGTCACCGGGATGGGCGCGGCCTCCGTTGCCGGCACGCTGCTGAAGGTCGGCGCGCAGAACCTGCTCCGGCCGGACGGCCCCACCGCCGTCAAGGGTCCGGCCGGAACGTCCCGGCCGCTGGGCATCTCTGGCTGGCGTGGCATCGTGATCGTCGGCATGGCGTGGGATGCCACCGGCGTCAGCGTGTACGCCAACGGCGGCAAAATCCTCTCCAGCGCGGGCATCACCCCGGCCGGGACGGTCAAGCTGCTGGCCGGCATCACCGGCCGCATCCGGCGTCTGGCGGGCTCGAACACCAAGATGAGCAACGCCCAGCTGCGTGAGCTCACGAGCATCACTAACAAGGAGTTCGTGCGGCCCGGCAACGCCCTCGCGCCCGGCGTCTGCAACCTCACGCACTGGAACGACTACGACAACGGCATCAACAGCGCCCTCCGTCGCCAGAGCGTCCGCGCGCCGAACCCGGCCGTGGGCCAGCCCTGGTACGCGGACGGCGACGCGATGGCCGCCAGCTATGACCTGGGCGACGCGCTGACGGGTGAGGTGGACTTCGGCACGGCCATCTTCATCCCGCGCTACCACTTCCACAACTGGCACCAAGCCGGTCAAGGCGACCCGCGCCCTGGTGGTGTGGTGGCTGCGATCAACGAGGAACCGGCCGCGTTCATGGACCCGGTGGGATCGGGCGGCGAAGCCGTCGTCACCCACGAGGTCGCCAACAGCGCGTGGCGGCTCCGGCTCCGTCTGACCTCCAGCCTCACGGCCGGTCAGCAGGCGCTGGTCCCGTTCGATCCGGCGAACCCCTCGCAGCGCATGAAGTACGTCGGCGCCGCGGCCTCCACCTACAAGCAGTTCACCCAACGCTTCGGCGTCTTCTCCAGCCGCGACAAGATGCCGGGTTTCTCCGGTGGCTGGCCTGCGTGGTGGCTCTACAGCAGCAAGCAGTCTGAAATCGACATCGAAGAGTACTACGGCGACAACATCACCAACTCGACGGACACCAAGCACGAGCCGTACCTGACCGGGCCGGAGGCCCACAAGGGCAACAACACCTCTATCGGCTTCGATCTTGGCCAGGACTTCCATGACCGGACCCTCATCTGGAAGGCCGGGTTCATGCACAAGTACCTGAACGGTGAGCGGATCGGGACGCACGCCCAGTCGGCCACGTTCGACACGGAGCCGATGTGGCTGCTGTACGACTTCGCGCTGTACCCGCCGCACGTGGACGCTGCCACCGACGCCTATCTGGCGGCGAACCCCAACGCGGCCATCGAGATTGACCGCACCAGCGTCTTCCAGTTCGCCGCGTAGTTTCTGAAAGGAGACTTTCGCGTTATAAGAGTAACTGAACAGTGACTGGCCGGAGTTGAGTAAAGCGTATGGACAATGTCAACTTCGGCCAGAAGCTGATCTTGGCGGTACTTGTACCGCTGGCGACAGTTCTTGTCGGGTGGCTGACTTGGCTGACGACGCGGGGCAAGAACCGCATCGACGCCGGGAAGGTCGCCCACGACGCCGCCATCAGCATCATCAACGAACTGCAAGAGGAACGCGAACTGATCCGCAAGGAGCGGCGCGAGTTCCATGAAGAGCGCGTGGCCTGGAACGCGGAGCGGGCCGACTTCCGGCGCCGCCTCATCGAGTGCGAGGCGAACCAGCGCGGGCTTGAGCAATATGTGTACTCCTTGGAGACCCTTCTGCGCCGGGCTGGGATCGACATTCCCAAGCGGCCTCCGGTCCAGCCGATGATCATCATCGAGACGGAGTGCCCCACGCCGCTCATCCCGCACCAGACGGAGCAGTAAGATGGCCGATCCCTCCACCTCACCCGCGACTGAGGAAAAGGTCACAGTCCAGACCATCGAGAACACCAACACGCCGCGCGACATTCGCGGGGTGGACAAGTCGTGGGGCTGGCGGCGCACCATGTACTTCTCTGTGGTGTGGGCCTGCACGCTGATCCTCGCGTGGATCATGCTCCGGCGCCCGATCAGTGACCCCATCATCGCGATGTACGTCAAGTACAGCTTCTACACGATGTGGCTGGGGCTCTGCCTCTATGGCGCCCAGTCGTCGGTGTCCGAGCTTGCCGAAGCGGCGGGCATTTTCTTCAGCGGACGCCGGAAGCTGCTGACAACCGCCCCGAAGGCGGCTGTGGTGGAGACCACGCCCAACGACATTGGCGGCACGTCCGTCAAGGTCGCCTCCGGTGAGACCGTCGCCCCCATCGTTGCCGAAGCGACGGCCGACAGCGTGCGAGCGGACGCCGGGGTGGCCGCCTCGAACACGCCGCCACCGCCCCGCCCGGCCGGGCTTGACATGGAGGACGCCCCATGGGCCAAGAAGTAGCCCAGGGACTGGACGAAGCCATCGCCCAGGCCAAGGCACTGGTCGCACGGCTAGAGGCCACCCGCGCCCAAATCTCCACACCAGCCGTCGATGTTCCGGCCGTAGTCCCGCCCGCGGTTGGCCGGAAGCCCATCGCGTGGGCCGGATACCTGCGCAGCCTTGCCGGTCAGCAGCGCGTCGGCGGCGTCTGGACGGTGGAGCGGGCCGACACGTTCATTGAGCGGGTCATCTGGATTTGCGAGCAGCTGGACATTGGGCCGAAGCCCGGCGTCATTGAGCCGTCGTGGCCCATGACGTGGATGTGTTTCGAGAGCGCGCGGACCTTCCGCAGCGACATCAAGAACCCCAACAGCAGCGGCACCGGCCTGATCCAGTTCATGGATGAGACGGCGGTCAAGGACTTGCAGACGACGCTGGCCCACCTCCGGAGCCTCACGCCGGAGGATCAGCTGAACTACGTGTTCAAGTACCTGCGCAACCGCATCCGTGAGCGCGGCCCGATCCGGCGCGCGTCGGACGGCTACCTGTCCATCCTGATGCCCGCCTACATGGACGATCCGGATGACACGGTGATCTGGACGCCCAAGGATCGGGCGTTCAAGGTCAACGCCGGGCTGGACACGAACAAGGACGGCAAGATCATCAAAGCGGAGGTCGCCGGCATCATCTACTCGATGCTCGCCGAAGGCCTGCGCGCCCCGAACGTCGGCTGAAAGGAGCCATCATGTTCGCCACCGCAATCGCATTCTTCCGCACCAAGGCCGGTCTCACCGTCCTGGGAGCCCTCGCCGTCGCGCTGATCTGCCTCGCGCTGATCGCCCACGGCGCCTCCAAGGAGCGGAAGCGCCAGGAAGCCCGGCGCGCCATTGAGGTCGCCGAAGCCCAGGCCTTCGACACGAGGGCCGATCAGAAGTCCAGCGCCCAGCTGGCCGCAGAGGGTGAGCGGATCGCCCAGAAGCAAGAGGAACTGACCAATGCCGTCGCTCAAGCGCCTGATTCTGCTCCCGGCCCTGCTGCTGTCCTGTGGGGCTGTGGCGAGTTGCAGCGCAACGGGATCAGCACTGCAGACCTACCCGCCTGCCGAACTGCTCCGCGTTGAGCCGGGGCCGAAGCCCACGCCCGACATCGTGACCAGCGAGGTCGCGGCGACCAAGTACCGGATCGCCAAGGACGCGCACGGCGAGCGTGGGTGGTCCAAGGTCGGCGCTCTGTGCCGGTGGGCGAAGGAACGGGGCTTCAAGGAAGCCCCCTGCTAGCTCTGCGCTCGTAGGCCGGTTTGCCAGTCCTGGCCGGTCCACTGGTAGCGCGAGCGGGAGCCCCGCGGGTTTGGCTTGGCCCGCGGGGCTCTTTGCTGTTCACGATGTCAAAGAGCGCGGGTCAGTCGGCCGCGTGAAGCGAAGCCACCCAATCCCAATAGTCAGGCTCGATGTGATAACCGGCGTCCCGCTCCCGCTGACGCTCCAGCGCGCGGTGATGACCCACGGCGTCCAGCGTCTGATAGCGAGCCGAGCCGTACACCGGCTCAATCTCAGCCCACATCTCGCGATCCAGCTTGCCACCGGCGTCGAGGTGGGCTTGGACGCGACGGCGGAAAGCCTCCATGCGCCCCATCACCTCTTCATCGTCCAGGCGAGCCCAGTAGTAGCCATCCTCCGGATCGCGGCGCTGCTCACGGTCGGTCTCGCAGTGGGCGTGGGCCCAGCGGCGCCCGGCCTTGTTCTCCGCGATCAGGTAGAAGCGGCGAGCGATCACCGCGCCACCGTCTTCATCGAAGCCCAGCTGGGCGAGGTCATCACGAACGGCAACTTGAACAGTCATGGCGGTCTCCTTCGATGTCACGATCTAAACCTATCATGATGAAAAAGGAAACAACTATTTTGACAAATGCGCCTTCAGCTGCCCAGCGATGTACCGGGCGTAGGCGGGCGGGATGCCGTCCGTGATCCCCTTGCAGGTGATCTTGCGATCCGGCTCAATGTCGTAGGCCGTGCCGAGCGCGGCCCGGTGGCCGCCCGGATAGCCCACAAAGTCGGCCGTGCCCCGGCCGCCCGCGGCCTTGCTCCGGATGCGCGCGTGAGCGCCGATGGCAGTGACGGCCGGTCCTTGATGGTCGCACGGCCCCGGCGCCTTGAGCGGCCAGTTCGTCTCGAAATGACGATGGCGCTGAAGGTCGAACCACCGATCACGGTAGCTGATGCCTAGCTTGAACATCGTGCCACACAGGCAGATCGGCTCGATGAGCGGAGCGCCGGGCACGTTCTCGATGACGTAGGGCTTCCCGGTGGCGCGGAGCCACGCCCTGGTGGGCGTAAGGAGGTCTGGGTGGGCCAGACCCTTGGCGGAGGGCGCGCTGGCCATCTCCGTCCACCGGAGGCACGGCGGCGACGCCCAGATGGCGTCAATCTCCACCCCATCCACCACCAGGGGCCGCCCCTCGCCGGGAAAGTGCGCGTTGCGGAAGAGTTCCATCAGGTCCATCCGGATGAACTTGCCCGGATAGTACCGCCCGGCGCCGCCGTTGATGTCGATCCCGACGACTTGGCCGCCGCTCGCCTCCAGCAGGCCGTCCGCCACGCAGCCTTCGCCGCAGAACAACTCAAGCCAGTTCATTGATCTCACCCAGCACCGGGAACTTCTCCACGAGCACGGCCCAGACCTGCTCAGCCAGCAGTCGGTGTTCCGCTTGCGTGTTGGGCTTCATCCGGAGCCACGAGTAATGATACCACGTCCGGAGCGTCGCCTGCGTGTGCATCCGGCTGGGCGCCATCCCCTCCGGCAGGACCACGCACGCCGTCTCCGGGTGCTGGCCCTCCTTGAGCGCGTCCTGGTACTCCACCCAGGCCGCCTCCCAGACGCGCATCTGGCGCGCGATCCAGCTGGCCGAGTAGAGCGGGTCGGCCTCCCGCGCCTCCGCTCTCTGGCCCGGAACGGCCATGCGGGCCGGTGTCAGGTACGGCGTCGGCGGAATGTCCGCCGACCACCGTTGACTGAACTCCTGGAAGCGGATTGTCCAGTGCCTGAGCATCTGGCGCGCGATCCGGCGCGACGTGTGGACCTCAAAGTTCAAGGTCACCATGTCGAGCGGCGACCACTCCGCATCACGGATCAGTCGGCGGATCAGCCGCGGGCCGGTCAGGTGCTTGTCCTGATTGGCAGCTGAGGACACACGAGCGAAGTAGGCCAGCAACTCCGCTGGTGTCGCGCAAGACGTTGCGCCCGGCTCCGGCTGCGTCATCGCCGTAAGCCAAACGGAGTGCTTCGGTTCGTCGTCCATCTTCAATTGCCCAGACAAGAGTTTCTTCCCAACCGGCCCAACCAGAGCCATCACACTTGAACATCGCCCCCTCCTTTGGCGTCAGGTCATTCGCACGAACGGCGGCCGGTGGTGGGGTCGATGACACACGACGCGCCTTCCACCATCGGCTCCGGCCGGGCGTCTTCATCCTTGGGCGTCGCGCCGGTCAGCAGGGCCATGCGCTTGCCGTCCTTGTTGAACGTCGTCGCGCCCTTCGCCCCGCCCGCGTAGGCGTCCACGTAGATGCTCTTGAACTGCTCCCACGGCGTGTCGCCGTTGACGTTGCAGGTCTTGCTGACCGCGCTGTCCACGCGGGCCGCCGCGGCGATGAGCACGTCCACGTGCTGCTGGATCGTCACGTCATTGGTCGTGCGGCACGGCACGCCGCGGGCGGCGCCGTAATCGGGCACCTGGACCACGATGGGACCGTTGGGCGTGTTGAACGGGCGTTGCGTGACTTCCTCGAACACCGGCTCAATGCCGCTGGCCACGTTGTCGGCGCAGAAGCTGATCGTGCCGGTGGGCGCGATGCTCGTGTAGTGCGAGTTCCGGAGCCCCCACCGCTTGATGTCAGCGCGGAGTTCGGCCGGGAGCGTCTTGACGAACGCGCCATCGCAGAAGTGCTTGGCATCGAACAGCGGGAACGCGCCCTTTTCGCGGGCCAGGACCACCCCGGCGCGGTAGCACTCGTCACGGATGAGGTCCAGCATCGCCTCCTGGTGGGCGATGAACTCCGGATCGCCGTAGGACGGACGGCCCAGGATCGCTTCGATGGCTGTCGCGAGCCCGGTGACGCCCAGGCCCATCCGGCGCTTGCTCTTGGCTTCGGCCGCCTGCTGCGGGAGCGGATAGAGCGCGGCGTCCACGACGTTGTCCATGGCCCGCACGACGTGGGGAATGTCCCGGCGCAGCTGGTCGCTGTCGAAGGTCCACGTGCCGCCCATCGTCGGCGTCAGGTACTTCGCGAGGTTGAAGGAGCCCAGGAGGCAGGCGCCGAACGGCGGCAGCGGCTGCTCGCCGCAGGGGTTGGTGGCCGCGATGGTCTCGCAGTACCAGAGGTTGTTCATCCGGTTGATGGTGTCGATGAAGAGCACGCCCGGTTCGGCCCAGTCCCAGGTGGAGCGCATCATCTGCTCCCAGAGGTCTTCCGCGTCCACCTCCCGGTACTTGCGGCCCTCGAATTGCAGCTGGAAGGTCCGCTTGGCGGCCAGCGCCTCCATGAAGGCGTCGGTGACGCCAACCGAGATGTTGAAGGCCGTCAGCTGGTCGGTGTTCTGCTTCGCGTGGACGAACTCTTCAATGTCCGGGTGATCGACCCGGAGCACGCCCATCTGGGCGCCGCGCCGGTGGCCGCTGGAGGCGATGGTCTTGCACCCGGCGTCGAACACGTACATGAAGCCGGGGTTCTGCCGATTGCCCACCGGGCCGCTGGACGCGCTCTGCAGCGAGCGGATGACGTCATTGCGCGGCCGGAGGGTGGAGAAGTCGTAGCCGATCCCGCCGCCCATGCGCATCGTCTTCATGGCTTCGGCGAACCGCTCCATGATGGAGCCCTCGCCGTCCACGAGGCTGTCAGCGATGGTTCCGGAAACGTAGCAGTTGTAGGGCGTCGTCGCCCGGAGGGAGCCGATGGCGTTCTGGACGCGGCCCGCGGGCATGAAGCGCATATCCAGCAGCACCTCACGGAAGGCGCGGAAGTGGCCATCATCGTCGGCGAGACCGGCCGCCACCCGGTTCATGGCTTCGCGGAAGCTCTCGCCGGGTGAGCGATACTTCATCGCGTGGAGTTCATCACAAACGGGAAGCTGTGGGCCGAATTGCAAGGTCATTCTCCTGGGTACGCGAGGATCAGCGACCTTCGCTGGTGTCCTCAAGGGTTTTGCGGTGACGTTTGGCCGCCTGGAACAGCAGGTCGGCCTCCTTGTTCTTGCCGCACGCGCGGAGTTCGGCCACGGCAGTCTCAAGTTCGGTGGCGGCCTGCTTGAGGGCTCGCCGAAGGGTGTTTTCAGCAAAGGTCATTCCGGGTCTCCTTGAAGCGATGGAGCCCCGATCTTCGCCCGCGCCGGGTGAAAAAGAAAGCTGAATTTCAGCGGCAAAGCGCGACGAAAAGTCCAACCACCGCGATGACAGGAACCCACGCGAGCGCCGCCAGCAGCCAGATGTGCGCGGGCGGCCGGTAAACCGGCTTGGGGGTCAGATGAGCCATGCCCGGTATCCTTCTCCGTTGACCGCCGTCGCAAGGTCAATCTTGTTCCGGAGGTTCTTGATCAGCTTGTCCTCAACGGTCTTGGGGACGCGCATGTCAATGACCGTCACCCGGTCATCCTTGCCGATCCCTGAGCCGCGTTCTTCGGACTGATCACGGTGGTCCAGATCGTCCGAGCAGCTGTGGTAGATGATCAGGTTGGCCACGGTCCACGTCCGGCCGCGCCCACCGGCCGCCGCGGTGGCGACCATGAACCGGCACTCCGGATCGGTCTTGAACCGGGCTTCCTCATCCTCGCGCGTCTTGACGTTGCCACCCCAGAACCGGGCCACGGAGCCCTCGCCGAACTCCTTGGTCAGCGCCTCGCTGACGCGCTCGATGCTCTCGCCGAAGGCGCACCAGATGATCGCCTTGCCGTCGTAGTCCGCCAGCCGGTCCACGAGGTCTCCGGTGCGGTTCTCCGGAATGTAGTGGGTCTCGCCAGCCTCATCCTTCGTGAAGCCGCAGAGGATTTGGCGAAGGCGCATGATCTGGGCCACCACCACCGTCGCCGTCACGTGGCTCATCTCGTCCAGCTGGGCGGTGGCGTAGGCGCGCATGTCCGCGTAGATGCGCTGCTGCTCCGGGGTCATCTCGACGTCATGGAACAGATAGAGCTTGGGTGGAACGTCGTAGCAGTCCTTCAGCTGCTTCCGGTAGCAGTGGGGGTTGATCTTGGCGGCGAGGTCATCCAGGTCGCGCCACCCTTTGATCATGGGCACCTGCCGCCCACCGATGTTTTCCGTCCACATGATGGCGTACCGGCCGCGGAAGGCGTAGAAGCTCTTGAAGCCGAGGAACCGCCAGTCAAGGAACTCGAATTGCGAGTAGTAGTCCAGCGGGCTCTTGGGGTTGGGCAGGCCGGACAGGATCAGCCGGAAGTCGCTCTCATTGGCGACATCGACGTTGATGAACTTCGTGCGCTTGCTCGACGGGTTCTTGATGATGATGCTCTCATCGATAACCGTCAGCACCTTCCCCTGCTTGAGGAACTTGATGATGGTCTCGCGAGCGGCCTTGACGCTGGACAGCGCCTCGACGTTGATCAGGAAGATGCGCGGCCGATCCGTCGCGGCCATGAACTTCTCAAGTTCCTTGCGCTGCGTCGCGTTCGCGCCGCTCTGCCAGGTATGGACCAACACGCGGCCCTTGAGATCGTCCGAGAGATGGCCGACTGGCACGGCGTCCGTGCCGCCCAGGGCCGCTGGCCCCCACGTCTTGTAAACCCCACCCGGCGCGATGACGCACATGTTCTGGCAGTCGCCGCGAAGCTCCATCCGGCCGTAGTGGTCGTAGGTGACCTTGGTCTTGCCGGTTCGCATCCCCATGAAGAGGGCGAAGGCTTCCTCACCCTCTAGGAGGTCAAGAGCCTCCTGCTGGTGGGCGTAGGGCTTGAAGGGAGGGGTGTAAACGTCGGGGCGCATGAGAGGTCGGTTCGCAAAGACCTAGGCGCGCTCGCGCCAGAACTGCAACGGGTGCGGGCCAGCCCGCTCGCTGCGACGGATGCGGAACGGAAGGCCAGCACGTTCAGCCTTCGCCGCGATCCCCTTGAGCCGCCCCACCACGATGGTTCTGGCGTTGAGCGGCTCAGGGGCGACGTTGGCATAGTAGCGCTGGACCAGGGTGTTGGTGTCCACCCTGGAGCCATCCGCAGGAAGCAGGTCCAGCAGCCGCTGTTCGAGGCTGCTGAACTTGACGGCCCGCTTACTTGCCGGCGTCGATGAGGCCATAGCTGATCGCCTTGCCTTCCTTCTGCTTCTGGAGGGAGACCGGCAGCTTGTTCTTCTCGATCATGCCGCCCAGGCCCTTGAGGACCATGGACAGCGGACCCTTGAAGTTGGCGGTCACCGCCGCGTCGTCGCCCTTGGCTTCGTCGCCATAGACGGCCCGGATCAGTTCGGCCTGCGGGACGTACTGGCCGCGCTTGGCCACCAGGGCGTCGATCAGGCGCTTGCGCTTGGTGCCCTCGCGCTCGCCGAAGGCCAGCGCGTTCGGATCGGCCGGAGCGTCGGCCTGGGTGTTCGTGTCGGTCATGGCTTCGCTGTTCTCCTTGTTGCCAGCGGGTTGCGGAGCCGGGGCCGGGGTGGCCGCGGCGGGCGCTTGGGTGTTCTGACCGGACACCGGGTCCACCGGGCCGAAGGGATCGGGGCGCCGATCCTCATCCACGATCTGCGACACGACGCTCTTGGTGCGCTTCTCAGCGGTCGCGCGGTCCTGGAACTTCGTCACTTCCTTGATGCCCAGGAGGCGGGCGCAGTAGTTGTGGATTTCGATGAGGCTCTTGGTGTCGAGCCCGGCGATGTGGGTCAGAGGACGATAGGTCATTGGTCAGGTCTCCTTGATGAGGCGGGGCGGCGTCAGCGCCGTCCTGAGACCTGACTTAACCCGATCCCGATGAAAAAGAAAACACCTATTTCACCAACGCCGCACGAATTTCATCCCATGCCCAGGACGCCGGGTTGCCGGCACACTTGAGGATGGGGGTCACGGTGAGCAGCGGCTTTGGGCCCACCAGAGCCCTCACGTCGTCGCCGTGGAACAGGTAGTACTCATCGACGGCCTGCCCGAAGCGCGGGCCGCCGCCGTGGGTCCGGCGCACGTCGATGAAGACGCGCCCACCGGCCCGGCGCCGCCGCTCTATCCAGCCGATCTGCTCCGGCCGGAGAGGGACCACGAACCCGGCTGTGGTCTTGTGCTCCACCCATCCCTCCACGCCGGAAGCGCAGAAGTTGTCATCAGGGATGCCGGTGCCCACGCCGCCAGTCTCGACGGCCTGCCAATGGAAGTCGGGCAGGTGCTTCCGGACCAGCTTGCGCAGGCCGCCGTCGTTGGCCATTACTCCACCTCGCCCAGGTAGCGCATCATCTTGACCTTCACCATCCGGAAGTCTGGTGGGCACGTGCCCTTGATGGCGAAGAGGCTCTTGCCCGACTTGCCCTGCTCCAGCACCTTCGGCGCGATCCGCTCATAGTCGTAGCGGTCCACCTTGACGAAAATCTCGTCAGTGTCGTCGGCGAAGAACATGTTGAGCGAGGCCGTGGGGCCACTGAGCCTACGGCCGCCGCGCTTCTCCACCTTGTGCGGTTCGTTCTCGTCCACCGGGCTGATCTTCACGGCCTTCGCCATGATCAGGAACTCGCCGCGGATTTGACCCGGCTGCACGTCGATGATCGGGGTGGGGTCGGTGAAGATGTTGATCTTGGTCAGATCGGGGTGAAGCTCCTTGATCCGGTCAGTGACCGGGAATAGGCTGTCCACCGCCGTCTTGGCGTTCGCGAGCGCCTTGGCGATGCCCGGCTTGAGGGCCGTGCCGTTCTTCCGGGCGTCCAGGATTTCCTTGACCTTGGCCGGGCCGATCCCCTTCACCGCGGTCAGCGGACCCACCAGCATCCTCTGGCCGTCGCGCTCCGCCACCGCCCACCGATCCGTGGAGTGATCCGGGTCCACGGCGACGTACTTGATGCCTTCGGCGTTGAGCTCACGGAGCAGGGCCAGCTGCTTGTTCGGATCGCTCTCAGCGTCCAACGTCGCGGCGGCGAACTCCAACGGGTGGTGGGCCTTCAGCCACGCGCACCAGTACGAGATGAGGCCATAGGCAACGGCGTGCGATTTGTTGAACGCCCACGAGCCGAAGCTGTTGATCTGCTTCCACACCTCCCGCGCGTCGGCCTCCGGCATCCCATTGGCCACGGCGCCGTCGCGGAACTTCTCCCACCATTGCTCAAAGGCTTCGTCGCCCATCCGGGCTGACATCAGCTTCCGGATGCGGGCCGTGTCCGCCCAAGAGAACTGACCAAGCTCACGCGTGATCCGCATCACGGTCTCTTGGTAGATCACGACGCCATAGGTGTCGGCCGTCAGCGCCGCCAGCAGCGGGTGCTTCGGTGGGTCGTAGGGCTCGCCAGCCCGGCGCTTGATCCACGCGTGGGCGCCGCCCGAAGCGAGCGGGCCGGGCCGGGCGATGGCGCCCAGGGCCACGAGGTCGTCCAGCCGCGTGAAGTTGATCTGCTCAGCGAGGTTACGCACCGCGGAGCCGGTCACCTGGAAGATGCCGGAGTACATGCCCTTGTTGAGAACGGCGAACGCGGCCGGATCGTCCAGCGGGATTTGCTCAAGCCAACCGCTGATCGGCTTCTCACCGATGAGCTCAAGCGTCCGCTCGAACACCGACAGCTGGGTGAGGCCCAGGGCGTCGATTTTGAGCAGGTTGAGGTCTTCCGCGTCTTTCTTGTCGCACCACGCCGCCTTGGTCCGCGCGTCCACGGCCACGTATTCGGTCATGGGCTCCGCGGTCAGCAGGAGACCGGCCGCGTGCTGGCTGGACAGCTGGGGGTGGCCCTCCATCCGGGTCGCGATGAGGATTTCCGGATGCTCGTGGATGATGGCCTTACCGGCGTCCGTCTCCTTGAGCGTGTCCTCCAGCGAGTTCATGGCGCGTGAGTCACCGCTGGACCGCTCGATGATCGAGTCAGTCAGCTTGTCGATCCGCCATTTGGGGATTTGGAGGGTGATGCCCGCTTGGTTGAGAGCCGAGCGCGCCTTGAACATGCCGACCGTGCCGAGCCGGGCCACCTTGTCCTTGCCGAACCGCTGCTCAGCGTAGTCGAACACCATGCCGCGGTTGACGTCGCTGAAGTCCACGTCAATATCCGGCAAGTCCATCCGGTTGATGTCGATGAAACGCTCAAAGATCAGGTCGTATGGGATGGGGTCGATGGCAGTAATCCCAAGAAGATAGCACACCAGCGAGCCGCACGACGATCCGCGGGCCGGGCCGACTACCATGCGATCCTTGGCCCATGCGATGATGTCAGCGAGGATATAGAAGTAATCCTCAAAGTTCTTCTCAGCGATGACTCGCAGTTCGCGCTCCACGCGCTCCGAATACACCGGGTCGCTGAGGTCGATGCCGCGCGCCTTCGCGCCCTCCTGGCACATCTGCATCAGGGTCAGCGGCTTCTCCGGCGAGTACAGCTGCGCTTTCTTCAGCTTGGCGTTGCTGTCCGCGATCCACGACATGCGGAGCGCCTGGGCCTGGGTGGCCACGTCCGGCTCCACGCCCACGTCATTGACCATAAAGTCCCACCACTCCGCGTCCGTCATGAGGTGCATGGGGTAGGTCTGCGTGCCGGATCGGAAGCCGAGCGCGACCCGGTAGAACTCCTTGTCAGCCTCCGTGGGGTAGTAGTTGTCGCTGGAGGCGATCAGCTGGATGCCCGCCTTCTGGGCGCGTCGGATGAGACCCTTGGGGGTGGAGGGCGCCAGCGCCATGGCGAAATTTGGGCCGGGAGTGGCCGGAAGCTTATCGACCAGCAGTCGCTCCCCAGCGACGATGAAAACGCCCTCCGCGGCCATCGCTTGGCGATAGAGCAGCGTCGGCTCGCGATCCGGCGAGCAGGTGGCCTTGTAGATCAACTCGTGGAGCGGCCGGAGGCTGTCCTGAGCGATGAAGGTCCACGTGTCCATGATGGGCTTGCGGTCGCCGAAGGCCACCACGCATGGGATTTGGACGCCGTACACTGGCTTCAGTTCGGCCTTCTCGCAGAGCTTGGTCCACCGGGTGAAGCCGAACGTGGACATGTAGTCCGTGATCGGGGCCGCGCCCCACCCAAGCTCCTTCACCCGCTCCATCAGTTCGGGCAGGTGGCCTACCGCCGTCCTGAACGAATAGCCGGACCTAACGCGCATTGGGGGCAAGCTCCAGATGCTTCGGGCACAGTTGGCGGATCGGCGCCGGAGTGCTGAGAACCTCCACGCACCACCAGCCGCCCTCGCGCAGCGACTTCTTGAACAGCGTCGGCTGCAGCTTCTCACTGAAGAACACGTCGCAGCACGAGGCGCACCCCGGCGCGTCGCACGTGACCCTGGCTTGGACCTGAAGCGTCACAGTTCATCCCTCTTGTAGAGTTCGCAGGCGCATCGGAACAGCGCCATGACGTCGTTCTTGGCCCGGTGGGCTTCTGGGAAGCCCTTGCCGAACAGGTATTCATGGAGCCCGGCGAGGTTCAGCCGGAAGCCCTTCAGGTGGACGGTCGCCTCCACCGTGCAGATCGGGCGCCGCGGCCAGTGGACCGTCTGCCCAAGCCGCTCAAACTCGATGTCAAGCATCTCGATGTCGTAGGAGGCGTTGTGGGCCATGGCCTGTGGGCCGTTCTCCATCGCCTCCTTGATCTGCTGCGCGACGGCCGGGAACATGGGGGCGTTCTCCACCATGGCGTCGGTGATGCCGGTGATCTTGACGCTTTCCTCGCTGATGGGGATCGGTGGCTTGATCAGCATGTCGAGTTCGCTGATGACCTCGCCGGTGGAGAGGTCACCCACGCAGCTGTACCACTCGATGATGTAGGGCTGCTTCTTGAGCGGCATGGTCCGGTTGTCGATGAGCCCGGTGGTCTCGGTGTCGAACAGCGTGACGATCATCGCCGGTCAAACTCCGTGGCCTTCGCGTAGCCGCCGTGGGGTCCGTGGTCGGCCGGAAAGCGAGCCTCCCACACGACGATGCGGAGGGGCCGCTTGAGCCCCACCCGCGCCTCTTCCGTGCTGATGTCGTGGTCGGATCGGCTCGACACCGCGGTGGTGAACCCGCGGGCGTCGGTGATGATCGCCAGTTCAGGATGCCGACTGAAACTCATCGAATGACTCCAACATCGCCGCGTATGCCGCCAGATCGCGCATGGAGTCAGGATGCCCATGCTCGAAATTGGCCGCGTATCGAGACATCTTCACCGCGGCGAGCATGAAGAGGTGGTAGCGGCCGTGATCCTCCGGCGTCTCCAGCTTGATGCCGTTCGGGAAGAACGCCGCCATGATGGGGCCGACCTTGAGATAGCCAGCCCCGTACTCGGCATTGCGGCTGCGGAAGGTCTCCGCAGCCGCCACGAGCAGTTCGTCAGGGCTTCTGGGCATGGATGCGCCGGATCACCTTGGTGAAGACGCCCAGCGTGGGCCGGGTGTCCCAGATGCGGTAGTGGAACTTCCGCCCGTTGCCGAGCAGGTAGGGGTTCGTGTGCTCCCGCGTGAACATCTCCTGGACCAGCGGCGCGTCGTACTCAGGGAACTCTTCGCCGTCGTCCAGGTGATAGCCGAGGTGGCTCAGGAAGCCCTCCGTGCCCAGGAACAGATGGTTGGTCTGATGCCAGTGGGGGCCGTCGAGGTAGGTGAGGATTTCGGTCTCAATCCCCAGGTCATAGTTAAACTGGAGAAGGGCGCGAGAGACGCCGGAGACCACCCCATGCCCGCGGCGGTACACGTCCACGGCGCCGGTGACGGTGTCTTGGACCCACTCCGCTTCGGACAGGCCCAGCATCGCCTTGATGGCGTCGGCCTCCTTGGGCTCGCGGGCGTAGTAGGCGACTTGATCAAGCTTCATGGTCGTTCAGGCTCCGTATTGAATGTCACAGCCCGTGAGGTACTTGTGACGCGACTTGTCGGAAAGGAGGAAGGCGATGAACTCAGCCAGCACGGCCGGGTCCGTCTCTTCGCCCGCGGGAAGGGCTGCCAGCTGGTAGGCCGCGGCCTGCTCCGGCGTCCAGCCCCGGAGCGCCGGCACGCGATCCTCGATGTAGCGGCTCATCCCGGTGCCGGCAAGCTTGTTGGGGCTCACGGAGAACACCGTGATGCCGTGGGTCTTGCCGAGTTCGCGGGCCAGCTGCTTCGTGAGGATCAGGGCGGCGCCCTTGGAGGCGTTGTAGGCCGAACTGTTGGTCATCGGGACGTGGGCCGCGTTCGACACGATGTTGAGCACCGTCCCGCCGTCCTGCAGGTTCGCCAGCAGACCTTGGACCGTCAGGAAGATGCCTTTGACGTTGGTGTCCAGCACCCGGTCCCAGTCGGCCTCCGTCACGTTCGGGATGAAGTCGATGAGGTTGACCCCGGCGCAGTTGATCAGCGCGTAGATCGGCTCGCCATCCAGCGCGGCGACGGCGCGCACGACGCTCTCAGCGTCGGACACGTCCACCCCGGTGTCGAGGGACCAGTTGATGATGTGGTACTCGATCCCCACCGGCTGCATCCGGAAGAGGGCGTTGGTGATCTCCGCGCCGAGCCCGGAGGAACCGCCAGTGATGATTATGTTTCGTCGCATGTGCGTCTCGCATTGATGTGAAGGGTGGTGACGCCCAAGGCGGCGAACGCCTTGAGCACGTCGTCGCGGTCATCGATAACCAGCGCAATCTTGTCCTTGATCGCGTCCGCGCCGCCGCACATCTCAGCCACGAGGTCCACTTTGACCTGAGCCGAGGGGCGGTAGTCCTCATCAGGCCGCATCAGTAGATCGTCCAGGTTGACGCCGTGCTTCAGCAGCCAATCCTGTGTGATCCGCCGCCACTTCTCCGGCCGGGCCGTGAGGCCGATGATGACCGTGCTGCCGGCATCCGAGATGCAGTTGATGAGGCGCACGATGTCCCAGATGGGTTCATCGTTCACCAGATCGGCGTGGAAGGCGTCCCAGCTGTCCGCGATGAGATGTTCACGGCGCCAGGACGCGCTGACGGTGTCGTCCAGATCGACAAGGATGATGTTGCGCTGGTGGTGCATCAGCCCCAGGTTCCCTTGAGCGCGTCAAGCTCCTTGAGGGCCGCGTTGACCTCCGGCTTGTCGATGGGCGAGCCGTCGCCCAGGGCTTCGGCCAGCAGCTTGTCGAGGGATGGCGTCTGGAGCCGTTCCGGGTACAGGAACTCCCGAACCCAGGGATGGACTTCCAGCACCAGTTCGGCCATCCGCGCCACCACGGCGCCGTACTCGCCTTGCGCCCGGAGGTTCTGGCGCTTGCCCACCAGATCGGCCAGCGTCCGCAGGTTCATCTCCGCGGCGATGTTGGTGTGGACGTTCGTGGGGAGGGCGCCGCGGGCGTCTTGGGCCGGGACGCCGGACATGGTGGCGTCCTTGTAGAACTCGCTGATGTCGAACATGAGCGTGTCCCACCGATCCTTCAGCCCGGCGTTGGCCACCGTCTCCGGCATCTCCGCGGTGAAGTCGCCCAGGTTCACGACCCGCTGCGCCTGCTGGGCGAAGCTGATGCCGACGCGGGTGCGAACGAACTGGTGGGTGAAGGCGCGGGTGACGCCGGTCACCTGGAAGGTGTACTTGACGAACTCCCAGCTGCTCCGGATCGTGTTGGCCGCGTAGGACACGTCGGCCATGATCTCCGCTTCCGGCTTCTCCATGAACTTCTGGAAGCCAGCCGGGTCCATCTCCAGCCGCGTGTTCTTGAGGTAGGCGAGCTTCCGGGCCGCAAACAGCGGATCGGGATGGCCCATGCCGGTGAAGTCGATGAGGTGAACTTGCATAACGTCTCCTAGATGAAGCCCTTTTCGCGGGCGTGGTGCTCTTCCATGTCAAGGGTCACTTGATCACGGCCGGGACCGGGCGTCACCTCGCACCACGAGAGGGGAACCCAGACTTCCTCACCTTCGTACTCGATGAGGATGGCGCGGTCAGACGTTGTGACCTTCCGCGCCTGGATTTCGACAAGGCGGCTCACGCCTTCACCGGGACGGCGAGCCCCACCGATCCGACCGCGGCCGGGGTCTCCACCGGCAGGTCGAAGAGGGCGTTGAGGCGTTCGGCCGGGAGCGCCGGGAGGTTGGGCGTCACCACCGCGTACTTGGCGGCGAAGGGCTCCACCTCCGGCCACTGCTTGATCAGCGCGCCGACCGTGCTGACCGCTTCCAGCGAGGCCGCGGCCTGCTTCTCCGCGTCTTCGATCTGCTTGACCAGCGTCTTGGTGTCGTCCTTCAGCGTCTCGTGGACTTCCCACAGCTGCTCCGTCATGTCGATGACGGCCATCACGCAGTTGTACAGCTTGTGCGGAACGCGCCGGTGGATGCTGGGGTGGTTGGTCGAGACGGAGCCCTTGTAGGCGCGGCTCAGGGCGCCGTAGAGCCCGGCCCCGTTCAGATCGTACTCGGTGACGTCTCGCGACGCCTCGCCGAACTGAACCTTGACGTCATCACGCTCCGGAACCCACCCGGCCGGAAGGGCGGCGAGCCGCTTCTGGTCGGCGGCTGGCACGATGTGATCGAAGATGGCGTTGGCGAGTTCGCGGCGCCGGGCGATCAGGCGTTCCACGTCGTCGTGGAAGCGGTGTTCGATCAGGGCGCGGGCGATCCCGCTGCGCATTGAGACGGTCAGACGAACGGATGCCATCAGCTTTGCTCCTTGGCGAGGTTGTAGCGCGACCCGGACAGCCACCCTTCGATCTTGCGAACGTCGTGCACCAGATCGTCCATCAGGAGGCCGGGCCGCCAAGTCGCGAAGCGGCCCAGGGAGTAGATGTTGTGCTTGGTCGAGGCTTCGTAGATGAACTGCTTGCGCTCATCGTCAGGCACCGGCAGGATTTTGGCGTAGGTGCTCTCATGGGCGCTGATGTCGTAGAGGTCATCCGGGTCGATGCCCAGCAGCCACGCCGCTTGGGCCGCGTAGCCGGTGTCGTTCTCGCGCACCTTCGTCGCGCCCGGCACCTCCACGATGAGCTCATCCCCGGTGACGGAGACCCGGCTGAACGGGATTTTGGGGTCAGGGACCATCAGCGACACGTAGGCGTCACAGCGCCGGACCTTCGCGCGGACGTTGACGGCCGGGCTGTAGCCGAACGCAGCCGATGGCTCCCAGCCGAGCTTCCGCATGAGCAGCGGCATCGGGATGGTGCTGATGGTGGGTTCGTCGCGGCCGACCAGAGTGGGTGTCCAGTCGCAGTCGTAGTTGATCGCCGTCCCGATCCGGTCTGCCATCTGCTGGATCAGATCGGCCGGGGCGATGAACCGCTCACCCACCACCAGACCAGCGGTGATGGAGCGATCCGAGCGCATCACGCCGGAGTTCTTGGCGGAGTAGGCCAGAGCGTCGGCCACCGGGTTCCTCCACGGCAGCGCGTCCTTGATGACGTTCACGCGCTTGAACGGGATGCCCAGCACGTCGCTGACGACCATGGACCGGAAGCGTAGCACGGCCGAATGGTTGTTGGGAAGGCTCGCCGCCTTCTCCATCACGAGCGGGTTGTGCCGGTGGAGCATGTTGGCGGCCAGGAGGCCAGCCATTCCAGCACCGACGATGATGATAGACATGGAGATGACCTTTCCTTGGGCTCTGCCGCTGCTTGATGGGAGCGACCCCACCCCGCCCGGAGCACAACGGTGCAGCGGCAGACCGAAGAAAAGGTGCGGCCAGGGCATCACTCCCGGTTACCAGCCTGAGCTTTAGGAGACGCCCGAAGAGCATCACTCAAGCTACCGCACCCCTTCGCGCAGGCCGCGATACGCGGCCCACGGAAGCTCTTACATGGCGCCGTCTTGGTCGGCCGGGGCGCCGCCACCGCCGCCTTCGCCGCCCTGCTCCACCGGGGTCTCGATGGACTTGTCACCGCTGGCGAACGCTTCGTTCAGCTTCGTGCCGCGGTTGAAGTCTTCCAGCGACGCCCAGCCGGCATCGGCCACGTCGATGGTCATCCAGGTGCCCTTCTGGTTGGACCGCTCCTTGGTGCGGAGGCGGTAGAGGGCGACCCAGGACGGCGCGACGCCGTCAGGCGTCTGCTTCCGGTTGATCATGCCCATCCAGTTGCGGGACACGGTGTGGCCGGAGCCGGACAGCGCGATCACGTAGGGCTGGCGCGATCCGTCAGGGAAGTGGACGATGCCGACGTGGTTGCGGGTCTCGACCACGATGTTGCCGTTGGGCCGGACCCACCGCTTGATCGGGTCGCCGCGTTCGTCCTGCATCTCGCGTTCTTCGGCGTCGGCCGGGCGCTCCGTGTGGCGATCCACGTAGCCGCCGCGGTTCGGCTTCCATTCGATCCAGTCCTTGCTGAAGTAGCAGGGCTGGAACAGCAGGCCTTCGTCGCCGGAGATGGCCGGCAGGCCGGAGCCGCGCAGCCAGAACGCGCCCGCTTCGGCGCCTTCCACGTAGTCCGGCCCGCGCCGGTTGCACTGCGGGCTCTGGGCCTGCAGGACGTAGATCAGCGGAACGATGTTGTCTTCAGCGGCCTGGGACGAGCCCTTGCCGAGGTGGTCACCGACGACACCGGCGAGGTGGGCGGGCATGGCGCCCATGTTCGCGGTGGTGACTTCGGTGTTCTGGTCTTGGGTGGCGACTTCCTTGCCGCCGTCTTTCGCTTGTGCCACGATGGCGCTCCTTGGTTGAAGTTAAGTCTTGGTCGGTGGGTGATCAGTCCAGCGGCTTGATCTTCGCGACCCTCCCCACCTTCGCGCCCAGAGCCTCCAGTTCTTCCGGAGTGAAGGTGCGGTTCTTTTTCTCGATCTGCTCCTTGACCCACGCCGTGAGCGTGTTCCAGGCCACGTTCTCCTTGGCGGTGGCGTTCTTGCCTTCCGCGCGGAGCTTTTCGAGGTACTTGAGGGCTTCATCCCGCTCGCCGCGGGCGAAGGCGGTGGTGACTTCGGTCTTGATGAGGTCGCCGGAGCCGTCTTCATCCAGGAACCGGAACCCGGCCCGGCGCTTGTCTTCGGGCCAGTCGGCGGAAATGTTCGCGTGGTAGTACGGCTTGATGTCCAGCTGCATCTTGGGCAGGTTGCCCTCAGCTTCGATGGTGATGGAGGGCACGCGGGCCGCGTCCATCAGGTCCACGAGCTTGCCGAACTCCATGTCGTTGATCTCGATGTTGACGGCCTTGAGCCGTTCTTCCAGATCGGCCTTCGTGGCCTGCAGATCGCGGAACCGGGCGACGCCATCGCGGAGCGCGTTAAGGGAGGTCTCGCTGGCCTGCTCCTTCGTCTCGGACGCGGCTTGGCGCAGGTGCTCCGGCACTTGGGTATTCATTCTGATTGTCTCCTACGTGATGCGGTGCAGCCACCGGGCGCCCGCGTGGGGCTGGGGTGCTTGGCGAGGGACACCCGGTGGCCGGTCAGTGCGAACCGACCCACCGACTTAACGCCCTTCCGAGGAAAAAGAAAAGTGTTTTTTCGTGACCCCATAAAAACAGTTTTCTTCGCATTCGGAAAAGGCGAGGATTTTCTCTAGGCCAATCTTCGCCGTTTCAGGACTGATGCATGCCCAGTAATTTTCAGCACCCTCAGCCGGTGCTTGAGTATTTCCGTCGCGTTGGAGCCGAGGTAGTCAACTTCCGCCGCGCCCTGATCAAGATTCACAAGGGTCATTACTACATCGAGCGGGCCATCATCCGCATCAACTCTGACGGCTCCGTCACCTGCTCCATGAAGGAATACGCGCCGACCGAAGAGGAAGCGGCGGCGATGAAGGCGGCGCTGGAAGAATGCGAGTTCCCGCGATCCGTGGAGGCCAAGCCCCAACAACTTCCCGAACTAGAACGGATGGTGACCGGGAAGGAAGGGCATGAAGCCCTCTTCACCTTCTACAATCGCGAGACCGGCGGCATCATCATGTGCCAGGAACGCCGGATCATCGAAGGTCAGAAACGGTACATCGCCTGGACGTTCTTCAGCGACGGCGAGTGGATGCCGCTGGAGCCGGACGGCGAACTGCCGTTCTGGAAGCCCACAGCCGAGCAGCTGAAGTACCTCCCGCTGGGGATGGTCAAGGGCAACAAGATCATGGTCCACGAGGGCGCGAAGGCCGCGGAGTACGTCACCCGGAAGCTCTGCGAGGGGAACTGGGATCACCCATGGTGCCATGAGCTCAGCGAGTATGAGCACTGGGGGATGATCGGCGGCGCCCTCGCGCCCCACCGCACCAACTACGGCGAACTCCACGCGGTGGCCCCGGCCCAGGTGGTGTACGTCTGCGACAACGACAAGCCCGGCGAGAGCGCGCTGCAGAAGGTCTCCCAGCACTGGGGTAAGAGCCTCAAGGGGCTGGCGGTGGGCAAGGCGTTCCCAGGGACGTGGGACTTGGCCGACCCGGTGCCGGAGACCCTGTACACGCGCCACGGCCGCTACGTCGGCCCGCTGATGGGCTCGCTGCTCACCCCGGCGACGTGGGCCACGGAGGTCGTGCCGCCTCCCGGTGGCAAAGGCCGATCCGTCACCAAAATCCTCAGCGACTTCGCCGAAGAGTGGATGCACTGCGTGAAGCCGGAGGTGTTCGTTCACGCGGACTGGCCGAACCGCATCCTCAGCGCGAGCGAGTTCAACAACGACGTGGCCCCATTCAGTCACGTGGACGACACCGCCAGACTGCTCAAGAAGTACTTCAGCAGCAAGGCCACCACCCTCAAGTACGTGCCCGGCGAGGAACCCGGCATCTACAGCGGCGGCGCCGAGGGGCGGTACATCAACACCTACATCGGGCCGACGATCCGGCCGGAGAAGGGTGACGAGACGCCGTGGCACGACTTCATGTCCGGGCTCATCCCTGACGAGGCCGAACGCCACGAGGTGTACCGCTGGGTGGCCACGCTGATCGGACGCCCGGCCGTCAAGATGCTCTACGGCGTCCTGCTCATCTCTGAGATGCAAGGGATCGGCAAAGGCACGCTGGGTGAGAAAATCCTGGCCCCGCTGGTGGGTGAGCTCAACGTCAGCTATCCGTCTGAACAGGAAATCGTGGAGAGCGGGTTCAACGGCTGGCTGGCCCACAAGCGCCTCGCCGTCGTCCACGAAATCTACGCAGGCCACTCGTCCAAAGCATACGACAAGATGAAGTCGGTAATCACCGACCGTTACACTGAGGTGAACAAGAAGTTCCAGGCCACGTACCAGATTGAGAACTGGGTCCACGTGCTGGCCTGCAGTAACTCGATGCGAGCCCTCAAGATTTCGATGGATGACCGGCGCTGGTACGTCCCGCGGCTTTCTGAAGAGAAGCGCCCGGCCGCCTACTGGGACAAGTTCAATACTTGGCTTCAATTCGAGGGCGGCTTGGGGATCATCCTGAACTGGGCCCAGGAGTTCGTGAAGGAGCCGGGCAACGCCGTGGAGCGCGGCGCGTCGGCTCCGGCGTCGGCCGCCAAGCGCCAGATGGTCGAGGAAGCCTACAGCCCCGGCCAGCTGATCGTCTCGCGAGCCCTCACCCAGCTGGAAGAGATGATCAAGGAGGGCCAGCTGCCTGACACGACGTTCGTGACGGATGCCGACCTCATCAAGCTCATCCGGCAGGAACTCTATGACGGGCGGCACAGCGACAAGCTGGAGCGGCCCTTGACCGTCCGGAACGTCGCGAAGGCGCAGGGATGGATGGTCTGCGAGGTTCCGGCCCAGGTCCGCTCGTGGGGCCAGGAGCGTGTGGGCGCCCGCGTCTTGACCCTCAACCCGGAGATTGCGGCCAAGACGCCCGGCGAGCTTGGGGGATCGGACGTGCCAGAGGATCAACGGCTGACGCCCTACGACATCACCCAGATCAGCGCGATGTGACGCGGAACCGGGACCGTGGCGCGTGGGTCACATCTTCCGCGCGCCACCGGCCGTCCCGGTAGTTGAGCAGGCCGTCATAGATCGCCTGCCGATCCTCATAGTCAACCCGGAAGCCGGGGCAGTCGGTGGGCAACTCGCCTTCCGAGCAGTTGCAAGTGGCGCAAGTGAACAGCCCACCCAGGCAGTAGCCGCAACCTTCGCTGCAGTTGCACTGCCGCCGAATGTGCTTCGGCCAGCCGACGACGCTACCCACGGATTTTGGCCGCCTGCCAGTCGTAGCCCTCCCGGTAGGCTTTCCCCATCGGCTCGTCGTCGTGGGCCTCCCATGGGTTCTTTCGTGGCTTCCCGGCCATGCAGTCCACGGCGCCCGTCGCGAAGGCTTCCCGGTTGGCGAACCACCACCCATCCTCGCACCACGAGAACGCCGCCTTGTGCGGATCGTAGGGGTTGTACTCCGTCATCGGCTCGCCAGCCCAGAAGGCGCGGTAGCCGGTCTGCTTGGCCTCTTCGATGCTAACGTGGGTCATCCTTGGGTCTCCTGTAATGCATGCAGGTCGGATTGTGACGGGGTGCCAACTCCTGGCACGATGGACAGTGCATCGGCTGGCGGAGCAGCGACGGGCGGGGCAGGGGCTTCTGACGCTCCAGCTTAGTCATCGTCGCCATCGCCCAGCAGATCGTCGGCGAAGTCTTCAAGGCGGCGAATGTCCTCATCCTCGCGCGCCTTCTGTTCGTCCCAGGCCTTCTGGTCGCGGACCTTCATCACGGCTTCGCGGATCAGATCGCGGATGAAGGTGGGCGTCAGGGCGTCGAGTTCCCAGCTGATGTGGGCCTTGTCGCCGTGACCGATTTCCTCCATGTACTCGACGTAGGCGCGGCCCCGGCTGTCCGTCTTCAGCTTGGCCGGGTTCGGTGGCGGTTTGATCTTCATCACCTGATCCATGTTCAGCGCGAGCCGCTGGACGATGATGGGCGTACCGGCGAAGAGGGTCAGGCGCTCCCGGTTGTCCTGCGTCATGTGGACGCCGGAGGGGTCGTGGTCGCCCAGGTGGAAGACGATGGGCGTTTGGCCGCGCCTGATGTAGTCGGCGAAGCGGCGCCCGGCGCGCCATTGGTTGGACTGGCTGTTGTAGCCGCGGCAGGCGAAGTAATCGACGCGCAGTTCATTGCAGATGCCGGCCACGTTGCCAATCTGCGCTTCCTTCTCCACCCACACCTCCGGCCGGAACTGCTGCCCAAGGTGGAGGTCGCGCTTGTAGCGGTGCGCGAGCGACTTGACGGCCTGCTCCGGCGTGTCCATCGTGTTGATGCCCATCAGGGAGCGGGTCCGATCCTCGATAGCCGTCCAGCTGATGATGCCGGCCATCCGGCCGTCGTTCACGGCCGACTGCAGCTTGTCGTATTCCTTGTCGTTGTTGGCGATGAAGCCCCGCGCGACCATCTGATAGTACAGTTGGCGGAGGGTCATGTCCAAGTTCTGACGGTCGTACTCCAAGATGATGTCGTTGGCCTTGTCGATCAACTCCAGCGTCTTGTCCTGGAAGTTGATGTCACGATACTTGCGGTAGGTTCCGCGATCCTGCTCAGCGGTCAGCACGGTCGAACTCCGGTGGGGTCTTGAGCTCAGCACGGACTTCGATGGAGCCCCGCGCGAGCGCGTTGATGTGAGTGCCGCAGAGGGCGAAGCCACCCACCACCTGGCAAGCGGTGTTCTCGCAGTCCTTGCGCCACGTCTGTTGGCACCGATCCCTGCGGTGGGTGATGGCGACGCACCTCATCATAGCAGGCCAGCCGTCTTGGTCTGGGCGGCTTGGGGGTCGATGCCGATGCCCTGACCGGCCTTGCGCCCGGCGTAGTAGGCCTGCTGGTCCACCTCCTTGCCGCTCGTGAAGCTGCCACGGCTCGCGCGGGTCCGGCGCTTGCTGGCCTTCTCCGCTTCCTTCTGGCGCTCCGCTTCCTGCGCGGCGGCTTCCTCCGGGTGCTCCGCGGCCCACCGGGTGTACTCTTCCTCCGCGGCCCGCTCCGCAGCGGCCTGGGCCGCCCGTTCGGCGCGCTTCCGGGCGCTGTAGCCGGGTTCGCCCATCATGACGTCGATGTTCTCGTCACGTTCGGACTGGCTGAGGCTTGCGATGGTCACCGCGGTCTCCAGCGAGGCTCCGGCCTCACCGGCGCGGGCCGCCGCTTCCATGGCCTCCGCTTCCCGGCGCCGTTCTTCGGCCATCTGCTCCTGACGGCGCTCGTAGAGCTTGTGGACGATGACGCTCACCGCGCCTTCGCGGAAGGACATGGCGCGCTGGCTGTAGCGCATCCGCTCGTCACCGTGGCAGAACTCCACCGCCAGATCGTCCACGCGCTTCTGGAGGTAGCGGGCCATGGCGATGGTCGCCGCGACGTTCCGCTTGCGGCCGATGAGGAAGTGGTGCCAGCTGAGTTGGGTCCGCCACTTGCGGTACTCAGGGATTTCGTCATCCGGCTTGCCGTAGTAGTAGTCGCCCTTCTCGATGCGACGACGGCTGACCTTGGTCCGGCGCTGGCCAACCCAGTGGAGGCAGAAGTTGAGCTCAGCCACCCAGTCCCACAGGTCGCGCTCGTACTGGCGGGAGCCGCCCTTGGTCTGCTCTTCGCCGCGGGCCGATCCCTCCATGTCTTCGTCCAGCATGTCGCTGGAGAGGTTGTAGGCCAGCAGGAGTTCCTGCGCGCGGGCCGCGGCCGATGCGGCTTCCTCCGGGTTGCTGTTCTTGGCCGCCAGCGCGAGCAGCTTCTGGATTTTGGGCAGGATGCGCTTCTGATCGTCATCCAGCTGTTGTTCAGACTTCTGCAGTTCAGTCAGCGCCACGGTCTTGATCCTTCCAGGCTTGCCATGCGTCGGCGTGGGTGTCGGCCTCCACGGCGGGAGGCGGATTGATCGGCTCACCATCTTCGGTGAAGCTCAGGGTGAAGAGTGGTAGCGGGCCATCCCAGACCCGCACCACCGGAAAGCGGTAGCCCTTGACAGGCTCGAAGCGCATCAGACCCTCCTGCAGCGGTAGGTGACGGTGCCCTTGCCGATGGCCGGCACGTGGCCGTCGCGACGGGCCAGCCCGCGGGTCGCCTTGATCGCCGCGGCGCTGTTCAGGGCTTCCACTTCGTAGGGGATGCCGTTGACTTCGTCGTGGGCCGGGTGGGCGAAGCGGAGGGTCACCACGTAGGTGCCGCCCTTCGCGGCCTTGGCGGCGACGGGCGCCGGGGCCGGGGCTTCCTCTTCGGCGCCCAGGTTGCTGGCGTCGATGCCTTCGTCAGTCAGGGTCCAGCTGTCGCGGTCGTAGCGGACCTTGGCGCCCTTCTCGTTGTCCATGGCCAGACCCTTGTCGGCCAGGGCGCTCATCACGCCCGCGGCCCGGTGGCGGGTCCAACCCAGGCCGGTCATCAGGTCGTTGATGTTGAACCACGTCATGTTGTCGTCCTTCAGGGCTTCCTTGGACGACGCGCCGCAGCCGTTGTTGGCGGCGATCAGGTTGACGGCGGCTTGTTCGAGGGCGGTCAGGGCGGTCATTGGTCGGTCTCCGTTGATGAAGGGAGTTAAACCGATCCTGACAGAAAAAGAAACACCTATTTTCTGCGATGGCAAACGGCGGCCCGGCAGGTGCGATCCGGGCCGCCGTCCGGTGTCAGCGGCGACGGACGCCGGGGCAGGGGTTCCCCACCGCCGCGTAGGCGCGGGCCACGTCGCGGTTCTGGCACATCAGGGCGCGGGCCGCGTCCTTGTCGCCAAGGGTCTGCGCGAGTTCGCGAGCGTTGAGGCGGTTCACGCAAGACTTCACCTCATACGTCTTCCCGGCGCCGACGTTGGCGCCCAGCCACCCAGCGCCCACCGAGACCGAACCCAGGCACGTCCCGTCGCCCAGCGAGGCGGCGAGGCCGGGCGCGATGGCTTGGCCGGTGGTGACCACCTTCTGCTTGGGCAGTTGCGGCGCGTCGTTGAACGTGATGTTCTGTTCATTGGACGAGTTGGCCGCGCCGTTGGTGGCCGTGGAGGCTCCGGTGGTGGCCGACACGCCGTCCACGCTCGCGCCGGAGGTGGACTGCGATTGGCCGCCCGTCGCCGTCGAGTAGGACTGCGAGGCGGTGGATGAGGTCGCCGTGCTGGTGGAGCCGGAGACCTGTTGGGCCTGGGCCGATCCCGCGGCGAGCGCGGCGACGGCGAGGGCCGTGATCAGGGTCTTCATGGTTCAGGTTTCTTTCTCTGGAAGGCCAAGAAAAGGGGCGGAACGATGAGCCCCGCCCCTTCGTTGGACCGCTAGCCCTGGCAGGCGTTAGCGGCGGGTCTTCGCCTTCACCTTGCTGAAGGCGTCGGCGCCGCCCGACTGCTGGCTGCCGGCCACCGCGCCGCCGAAGCCCACGCCGCCCGTGACGTTGTAGGCCGAACCCGTCGAGTTGGTGTAGGAGCCGCTGCCGGAGACGTTGGAGCCGAGACGGCCCGCGGCGGTCACGCCGTAGCTGGTGTTGGTCGAGCCCGCGACGGCGCCGTGGACGCCGGTGCCGAGGGTGGCCGAGCCGGTCTGCGAGGCGGACACCGACGACGCGCCGGAGGTGGAGGTGATCACCGACTGGGCGAGCGCCGGAGCGGCGGCCAGCGACAGGACCGCGACGGCGGCCAGGAACAGACGTTGCATTTCAATCTCACTTTCGTTTCAATCGCGCGGTGAAAGGGTCCGCGCCCCCATCCTCTGGAGACAGCCCCCAGAGCGATCCATTGTAGCGTAACTGAGCCTACCGCGAACGTCGAGTTGCGGCCCGGCGCAGACGCCTCAAACTGTTTTCCCTTGGCGTCACATCTTCCGCGTGGAAGGGGTTGACGCACAGGGTCTCGTAGCACTCGTGGTCACGATGACCACCCGGCACGCCCTCGCCAGCCGCGACGGCGGCGAAGATGTGAGCGTTGACCTTGTAGTCAACTCCGTCCACCCGGCCGACGTGGAACTTGCCGTACCAAGCCTTGTTGCCCTTCCCGCGGGTCTTGGCGCCCAACCAGAGCCAGCACCCACAGGGGCCGCGGCTCGTGTCCAGCTTCGCGACGAACCGGGGCCAAGCCGCGTCGATGAGGTGGGCCCACGGATACGTCACCGCAGCGCCATCTTCCTCATGAACACGTCCAAGGCGTTCCATCCCATCAGCCATAGCCCAGCTTCCCTGCTTCCTCTCTCGTGGGGGTTGGCGGACTTGGGCCGCTCATTCTTCCGAGCGACCCAGCCAGCGGCGTACCGCATGTCATCCGCGGTCTTGACGGCGTAAACCTTCACGCCGCCACCGCCTCGCAGTCGTCGCCCTCCCCTTCCGCGGCCATGGCGATCAGTTCCACCCGGCGCATCATCGTCGCGCCGCAGGCCGGGCACTTCGGCCGACCCATCGACATCTGGCCCACCCAGACCTTCATGTGGAAACCGTCTTCCGGGCAGTTCAGGTTGATGTGTGCCTTGTTCACCTGCTTCTTGGGAACGTCGGCGCCGTTGGTGCCGCTGATGAGCGTCGCGTGGGGATAGGCGCCGATCTTGTCGAGCAGCGGCTGGATGAGCAGGCGGAAGCTCTCGCCAGCGTAGGTCGCCGTCAGCTTGCCTTCCAGCTTGAAGTGGCGGGCGATCTTGCCGAACTCCGGGCCGTGGCCGAACCCGGCGCCGAGCGCGGCGTGGCAGAGTTCGTGGACCAGGATTTGCGCCACGTCCACCGGATCGGCTTGGCCGGGGTGGATGAAGATTTCGGTGGTGCCGTCCATCGACCCTTCCGGGTAGTGGCACTGGCCGATGGCCTTCCGGCTGGTGGTGAAGCCGCAGGTCATCCGAAGGCGCTTCGGGAGCGGCTTGCCGTACTCTTCAAAGAGCGGGGCCAGTTCGGCGGTCAGAGCGTTCAGCCAAGTTTCGCGGTTCATCGCGGGTCTCCTTTGATGAGGTGAGTTAACCGGATCGCCGGAGAAAAAGAAACACCTATTTTCAGGTCAGGCGAACTTTTCCCACTTGGCCAGATCGACGTAGCGGGCTCTGATCACCCGTTCCAGCATCTGATCAGGGTCGTATTGCCCTGGGAGCACCCAGAACTGCCTGGGCGCGACCTCAACGACCACCCGGCGCCGCGGACGGTCGATGAGGGCACGACGGAAGGCCGTTACCCCGTCCATCCGAGCATGGCGAACCAGGAGCCGAGGTGACGGCGCTTCCGCTCCACCCGCGGCCGCATGGCCTCCACGTCCAAGCTGAACCGTTCCACGATCTTGCTGGTGGCCGCCGCCACGTCAGCGAGTTCGTTGCGCACGGCGTCCCGGTTCAACTTCCCGGTGCCGGGGTCCGCGCCGTCCATGCCCTGGATGATCGCCCGGCCCAGCGCGCTGACGGCCTCGCCAAGTTCCTCCACCGACTTGCCGAGCACGGCGAGGTCCACCGGATCGGTGATGGGCTGCCAGGGGTTCGGGGCCGTGTCGTCGCCGACCGTCATCTTGCCCAGGCCCATGACCACGAACTTCTTGGCGGGCGGGATCGGGTAGATGTAGGTGACCTGCTTGAACAGTTCACGGCCGGTCCAGTGACCGCAGGCCATGCCCTCTTCGTTGACGTCAAGCTCCACGTCATCAGGCGCTTGGTCCTTGGGCATCAGGACCGGGTACTTGACGTACTCGCGCAGGTGCAGCAGGTCGCCTACCGCGAACGGCCGGTCAGCTTGCCGGTACTCAAACGGCTTGTCGCCGCTGGCCACGCGCTCGAAATACTCCGGCCACGTCTTCAGCTGGTGGGTCTCCGCCATCACTCAGCCTCCAGGCCGACGTCACCGAACACGATGTGCTCAGGCGTGCTGCTGGTCCTGATGTAGGCGTTCTGATACACCGGACCTTGGCCGATCCGCTTGTCCAGCTGAATCAGCCGTTCGCGGATATCATGGTAGGTCTCGCGAGAGACCCGGAGGATGGCGTACACGCTGGTGGAAGGCGTGGGCGCCGGGGTGGGTTCGGGCGCGTCCGTGGGCGTCCTGTCTGGCGACTGGCTTAGAACGCTCCCGGCCAGCGTTTTCGCGTCCGCGCTGGCGTTCGGATCGGCCAGGACGCGGGATGCTACCGCCCGCGCCTTGGGTCCGCTGACTTCGTTACGTGGCATTTGCTTTCTTGACCTCCACTGGGTAGGCGACCTCACCCCAGTCTTCAATCAGAAGCTGGAGTGTCTTGAAGCTGATCCACGCCCGGCCGTTTTGACCCCAGTCGGCGCCCCAGCTGTTCAGGATGCGGGCGGCCCCCACCGAGCCATCCGGGTTCTTCCGGGCACGGTTCGCCGCGACCAGACAGAAGGCGTGGCCGCCGACGCTGGGGCCGGTGGGCCAGATGTAGCCTTGCGCGTCCGGCTCGAACATGTCCCAGAACCACGTCGTGCCGAGCATGAGCGGGCCGCGGGCCAGAAGGTGGTCGATGGCGGTGTTGGCGTCGTAGGCCCACTCCCACCGCTCGATGTAGCCCATGGAGCGGAGCACCTTGAGCCCGGCGTTGACGCTCGTGCCCTCATAGTCGGTGCCCGGCCACTCGTCAATGGCCTGCGCGCCGTCGTAGATCGCGATGGGCGCCGGCAGGGCGCGGTTGTTGACGACGGGCGTGGCCATCAGGTAGTGGAGCGCGCTGTAGGCGACGCAGTGGGGCGTCTCGCGCTGGTTCAGGATCGTGCGCTTGTCCGGCGCGAGCCAGGACCGAGCGACCAGCTGGCTGGCCTCGCGAGGGCGTTGGAGCCGGAACTGCGGAGCGCGGCTGCGCGGATCGTTGGAGCGGAGGCGGCCCAGGAAGGGCTGGGGGCTATCGAGCATGGGGCTTCCTTGCGTACACCTGAGCCGTTGGCACCAGCCCGTCGTGAGCGGGTTGCCCGGCTGGGACGAAAACGCCCGCTAGCTCTGGATGGTTGAGGTCATTGAACAGCCAGCCGATGCACTCCGTGTCCTCCAGCCGATCCGGCCGGATGCCGCGCAGCAGTTGCTCCGCGTACATGTTCATGAAGCGCGCCTTGTTGTCGTCGCTGAGCGCGGAGAAGGCGGCCGACGCCGCGGCGAGGTCGTTAGGCCATTCCGGCCCTTCGCCTTCTATCCGCATCGGCAGGTCCGGCACTCCCACAGCGAACGTCACCGTGAGGTGGCTGAGGGCGCCGACTTCGCTGACGTAGTTCAGCTTGCTGTGGACCTGACCCGGAAGGATCGGGCCGCCTTGGACGGCGAGGGCCAGCGGGGCGCCCGGCTGGTCGCGCAGGGCTCTGATCTCAAACTTCACAGGACACCTCCATAGTACTCAGCCCAAGCGGCCTCGACTTCCTTCTGCTCTTCGTCGGCGCACTCCTGGCACATCCATGCTGTGGCGGTGCTCCGGTTGATCTGCTGTTCCACCAGGAAGGTCCAGCAGCCGCAGCCCGGATACGCGCAATAGCCGATCCGGAAGGGCCGCCAGACCCAGAGCCAGTGGCGCCAGCGGAAGATCACGCGGGTTCGCATACGAACGGCGGGCGCGTGTAGATGCCCATGTCCTCTTCCTCAATGCGCACTTCGGTGTCGCCGTCGTCCACCGGCACGAACTGGTTCACGCAGTAGAACGTGGGGTGTCCGAAGCAGATGATGGCGCAGTGCCACTCCGGCATCCCCTGCAGCGAGACGGAGACCATGCCGCACTGGTCAACCGGGCAGATTTCGCCCATCTCGTGGATTTCGTCAGTGCGGTAGATCGCGCCGACGTTCAGCCGGGCGCGGGGCTCAAGGATGGGGTTCTGCGCGTTGGACACGCAGCGGACGGCCATGTTGGGGCCGATGGGGTTTGCAGCCATCAGGATGCCTCCTGCAGTCGGCCGACGCGCTCTGCGAGGTTGGTCAGCGTCTCCTGCCACTCGCGCTTCCGCGTCGGGGTGATGTTGTTGTGAAGGGCGGCGTGCAGCACCTCCTGCTGGAGGCTGCTGAGCACGGAGCCGATGCCCTTGATTTGGTGCCGGGTCTCGCTGGTGAAAGCCATCAGACGCCCACCGCCTTCCCTTCGGTGTCGATGCGGTACATGCGCGTGCGGACGGCGCCGCCCGGCTCAGCGGGCTCGAATGTGACGCCCAGGAGCAGCGACTTGCCGTCCCAGCCCATGCGGTGGCTGATGTAGCCCTCGCGCTGGGTGAGGTCGTTGAAGGTCGCCTTCTGCTTCGCGTTGGGCTGCTTGGCGCCCTTGCCGGGATCGACGCGGGCCATGCTCAGTGCTCCAGGGTCCGCAGGCGCTTCGTCAGGCGACGGGCGCGGGCTTGCTCTTGAGCGGCCTTGACGACGTTGCCGAGGCGCATTTGGTTGGCGGCGCCGCGCTTCGCGACTTCGATTTCACGTTGGCATTGGGCGTAGGTCACGTCGGTCTCCTTCGATGTCCCTAGTCTGCCTGAACGCGAGAGAAAAAGAAACACCTTTATTCGGGCACATCGACGCCATGGGCGCGCATGAGGCGCTGGACAAACAGCACGGCGTCTTCCTCATAGTTCGCCAGGGCATGCCGTTCAAACGGCAAGCTCTGGCCCGCGGCAATCTCCAGGGCGTGCGACGGGACGCCCAGCCAGCGGCAGAGGGCCGCGTGCAGCCGGTCATGGTCCCGATCCATCGCCTGCCAGTCGTCGCCGTAGCCGAGCAGCCGGGCCGTGCGTAGCTTGGGGTGGAGGTCGTCAGCCACTCGTCTTCCCGGCGAACTTGATCACGTCATCGAAGTCGGCGCGGACCTGCTCCGGAAGCATCGACCATGCGTTGTAGCGATGGAGCAGCCGGAGGAAGGCCAGCATGCGCTGGACGCCGGGGTGGTTGCCATCCGCGAGCGCGCACACGTCGTGCCAGACCTTGTCGAAGGTGTCGTTGGTCGAGTAGCCGCGGGCTCGCTTCTGCTCATCGTTCCACTGACGCCGCTTGCGGTTGGTGTCCTCTTCAAAGGCCAGCCGACGTTCGGCCGATCCCGCGCGCCGGTCAGCTTCGTCGCGTTCGGCCCGGAGCCCGGCGAGCATCGTGTTGATGTCGCGGACTTGGGTGCGCAGTTCGTAAAGCTCCAACACCTCACCGGCCGGATCGGCGCGGGTCTCCAGGTCATGAATGTAGCTCCGGAACGGCTCCGGCAGCGCGTTGATCTCAGCGGCAAACATTGAACCATTCCCACACGAGCGCCCAGAAGGATCGCGGGCGGCGCAGGCCGCCCGGCGTCCAGCCCTTATGCTTCCGCTTCACTGGGCGCCTCCACCGGGGCCAGCGTGGGGTCTTCCGCGGGCGCGGGCTCCGGTTCCGGCTCCGGCCGCTCCACGCGCGTCCAGCGGTGCTGGTTGAGCAGGGCGTTGCTAAGGAAGGTGGTCGTGTCGATGTCCCACCGCTTGAGCATGACGGCCTTGAGCAGGGCCGCGGCGAGTTCCCTGATGGAGCACGTCTGCGGCGCCGAACGCTTCACGTAGATGCGCTCATTCTCCACGAACACCGGCGAGCCCTGGTTGTCGGCGTCCGCGTCGTCAATGGTTACGACTTGGAGTTCATCCCAGTCCACGCGCGGGCCGCCGTCCGTGTGGTCCGGCTCCGTCAGGATGGACAGCACCTCGATTGCGCGGGTGAAGTTGTCCTCACGGCGCGAGCGGTGCGAGCCGCCACCGTAGTAGTGCTCTTCCTCCATGCCGGAGCGGATCGCCTTGAGCATCGCCTGCCGGGCGTGGGGGCTCAGGGCGTCGTTGCGTTCGTCGCGAAGGTCCAGGCAGGCGTCGATGAACTGCCGCGTCAGGTCCACGTACTCGTCAGCATCGAACCGCAGGTGCGCCTCGTAGTGGCCGGGGCCGGTGGTGACGGCGGTGCGGATCAGGTCTTGATCCTCGCAGCGCATCCAGAACTGGCGCACCACGGCGTCGGCGTAGTAGCTGGCGGCGATGTTGCGATCCTCCGTGAGCGTCTGCTCGCTGAGAATGTTGTAGGTGAAGCGCGACGGGCGTTCCAGCTTCATGGCCCGGATGCCGCGGTAGAACAGGTAGTCGCTGCCGCCTTCGGCGACCTGGAGCTTGGTGGTCTCGATGATGGTCTTGCGGTCGCCGTACTGGTAGAAGATGTCGCCCGCGCAGTTGAAGGCTTCCTCCAGCTTCTGCCAGCGGACGGCCACCACCGTCTCGTCGGCACCGACCGTGGGCGCGACGTCAAAGTCATCGTCCACCCGCTCAAAACCACCCTCTTCGTCCAGGGCGTTGCAGCCGAGTTCGCGCAGGACCATCCACGGCTGCCAGTTCCGGCCCAGCTGGGTCGTGATGGCCATGTCCTTGCCGTCCAGCCGGACCTTGTGGAAGGTCTGACCCCTGATTTCGGTCTCGTGCTGGGTGAACTTGTGGACCAGCGGGCCGCGGAAGATGAACACCTCACCGCCATCCCGAAGGATCGTGGCGACGGCGAACTTGAGGCCGGTGCCGAAGTAGCCGAAGGCGTTGGGGTTCTTGACGCTGACGCCCATCGTGGTCACGGCGTCCAGGTCGATAAGGCCGGGGTTGCGGAAGAGGATCATGGCTGCAGTCTCCTTGATGAACTCAGGCCCATTTGCCTGATCTGAAGTTCCAGTTGAAGGCGAGGCAAGTAACCGGCCCGCCACCGGCCGCCCTTCCGGACGATCCGCGCGATGCACCGCTCAATGTGCGAGGTCTCCATGTCGCTGATCAGGTACTCCCGACCATCGGCGGTGACCCAGATGAGCTCACGCATGGCTGATCATCCAGGCCGCAACGACGGCGGCGAGGCAGACCAGCGGGATGATGAGCTTAGCCATCAGAAATCCCGCCTGAACTGAGGCGCGGTGATCGCGTTGATGGGAGGCGGCGCCGGAGGCAAGGCCGATGGGTAATAGCTCTCGACCAGGGCCAACTCCTTGTTGGCGCGGTTGATCTGGGCCTGGAGGCGGTTGATGTGGAACGCCTTTCGGGCGCGGAAGTCGTCAGCCGCTTGCTCGACAGTCGGTGCCGCGAACGCCCGGCCACGGTGCTGCATCTCGCGCAGCACGAACTTCTTGCCGCTGAGGCCGGTGCGGAGCCAAGCGCCTTTGGGCGTCAGCTTGATGACCTCGAATTGCCGCTGGCGGACGGTGGACCACCGGCCATCGACTTCGCCGAAGTCGTTGACGGTCGCGTGGTGCTGGACTTCGATGCGGTGCCAGACCTCAGCCATTGGTGATCGCCTTCGTGGCTTCCTGCACCACCAGCGCCTCCATGTCGCTCTCGGTGGCGAGGCCGTAGTGGGCGGTGGGCCGGGTCGCGCCTTCGATCCCTTCGCGCTCGCGCCGGACCATCTCCGCGTCCCACAGCTTGCCGCTGCGCTCCTTCGGCCAGTAGGCGCCCGCGGCCAGCTTGATGACCGGGCTCTGGACCGTGTAGGCCGTGAATGTGACGTAGCCCCGGCCTTGATGTCGGATCACGTCAAAGGCGTTCGTAATCGCCATGGCAGCGCGTCTCCTTGATGTCTCCGCGATCCTGCCTGAACGCGAAGGAAAAAGAAAGCTGAATTAGCCGGGGCCGCGCCAGCCGTCGTCGGTTGGCTTCGTGACCGGGACGGCGGTGCCGTTCGGCTTGTTGGCGTTGACCATCGCTTCCACGAGCGCGGCGACGCGGGCCAGGGTCTTGAAGGCCGCGCGCCGGTTGAGGAAGTTGTCCAGCACCAGGATCACGATGCCGACCACCTGGATGATGTTCAGCCAGACCAGAAGTGTGACGCTCATGAGGGCGCCTCCGGGGTTGTGATCTCCGTGACCTGGAGACCGTTCTTGGTGAATGCCGCCAGAGCCTTCAGGTTCAGGGCCACGGACACTTGAATGACTTGCGCTTCGGTCAGCGCCTTCGCGTCGGCGTCGGACACGCCCAGGCCGTCCAGCAGCTGCTTGCGAAGCGTCGCGTTAATTGCCATGCTTGAGTTCCTTCTCACCCATGTCCGTGCCCTCGTGGCCGTGGACGTGATCCTCGTAAGCGTCGGCCGCGGCGCGGAACCAGTCGGCCGTCCACCTACGGTTGGCAACCGTCATCAGGTCATGAGGGTTCGCCGTCACGGCCCAGCCCTGGAGGCACGCGAGGTCGCCCTCACGCGGAACGGCCTTGGCATCCTCGTGGCGCCACCGGCCGTAGCGAACGTCCGGCACCATCTTGAGGCCGGAGCGCCGCACGTCCGCGACGATCTGGGTGGTGGCCATGGCTGCCGCCGTCTGGTCGGTGGCGAAGGGGGTGAGCGCCTTGAACACGGCGTTCCACAGCGGGTCGTTGAGTTCGCGGGTGGTGGGGCCGGTCATGACAGTTCCTTCCGGAGGGATCGTAACACCGCGGCCACCTTGGCGTCGAGACGCGCCCGGCGCTCAAGGGATCGCAGCACGCGAGCCCGCGCCTTCCGGCTCAAGCCGTCATAGAGCGCAGCGACCATGATGTGCGTCACGTCGTCGGTGGTGAGCGGCGTGCCGTCCCAGACTGGTATGGGGCGCTCTTGCGGCCTGTACCGTGGAACGCACAAGGGCAGGCCGGTGCGGTCCTGCTCAGCGTAGGGCGGGTTGATAACCGGGCCGGGCGCGGGGCGCGGGTGGGGGATCACTTCCATGTCACCCTCACTTCCTGACCGTTCTGGAGCTTCCAGACTTGGGTGAGGCCCCAGGGGTTGTACTGCGGCGGATCGTAGGAGGCAAACCACGGCCCGCGCTGGCCGAGCGCCACGCGCTCGCCTCCGGCCGTGTAGTGCTTGCCGATCAGCCGCGGGTGGCTCTCGTTGACCTCCCAGCAGTAGGCGATCACCTTGGAGTTGCGCAGCCGCTCACAGCCGTCCGCTTCAGCGCAGGCCGCGACGTGAGGGCAGGTGATGCAGTGGACCCAAGTCACGAGAGGATGCCGAGCTTGATGAGGCTGAACCACGTGAGGTTCATGAGACAGCCGACGTTGAAGAGGAAGGCCCAGCCGTGCTGGCCCCGGAGCTTGGACGTGTCGCCCATGATGCCGCAGCCGAACGCCGCGATGAGCAGTTCCGTCGTGTCCATCAGCGACGCCTCCGGCGAAGGGCGAACAGGAGAGCCAGCGCCGCGATGACGGCGTAGGGTCCGGCTCCCCATATCATGTTGCCAACGTGGCGGCCCAGCGTCCACTCGATGCTGCGCTCAAACGTCCCGGCTTCGGCCGGGGTCGCCGTCGCGAGGATCAGGCCGACCACGATGAGGATGGCCACCACCCACGCCACCGCGTAGATCGCCAGCCGACGACGGGCGCGGCGCCGGGCGTGGGCTTCCTCTGGCGGAACCGCGGCCCAGCGGCGTTCCGGATCGTTCAGGAAGACGACGGCGCCGGTGGCCGGGTCGAGTTCCCAGGCGAGGGTCGCGTCATCTTCCCGCGGCGTGATGTCGTCCAGCGCGCCGCCGATGATCAGTTCATCCGGGTGCTCGATGTAGCGGCGGCCCCGGAGGTTGTTGCGGTCGTCAGGCATTGGTGTCTCCTTGATGCGGCCTGATTCTGCCTGAAAGGTGAAGAGAAAGAAAGCCCTAAACGTCGATGCTGAGGCCGTCCTTGGCCTCTTCGGCGAGGTCTTCAGGGTCGTGTTCGAGCCCGGAGCCGTCGCAGTGCGAGCAGTCGGCCGGTTCCTCTTCGTCGCCGTCCTCACCCTCTTCGTCGGCGTCTTCCTTGCCCTCGCCGCCGCACTCGCTGCAGGCTTCGGTCAGCTTGGTCTCCCACTCGCTGGCCGCCTCTTCGATCTTGCCTTCAAGCTCTTCCAGCGCGTCGATGCGCTCTTGGAGCATCTGGCCGGTGTCGCCCTGCTGCAGCGCCTCCGGCATGTTGCCCAGCGAGCCCTGGACCTCATCCTTGAGGCTCTGGACTTCCTCAGCGACGGCGCGGAGGGCGTCCGGATCGTCGGCCGCGGCAATCGAGTTCTCGATGCTGATGACGGCGAGCTTCCAGGGGTTCCGCGTCAGCTGCTCCGGCTTCGGATAGGTCTTGCTGCGGAAGGTCGTGCCGCCAGCGCGCGGGCTCCCGCTGTTGCGCAGCGACCACTTGTAGTAGGTGTCGCCTTTCTTGATGCCTTCCTTCTCGTAGTCCTTGCGGGCGGTGTGGGTCGTGACCTTCGGCATGATGTCCTCTCAGAACCAGAACTGGTTCTTGGCTTGATACTCGCTGATGACGCCTTCGTCCAGCAGCCGGGCGAGCGTCGCGGCCTGGGCGTTGTTCGGTTCGGGGCCGTAGAGCCCCTGCTTGGTGACGCGGACCCACCGGCGCTCCGCTTTCTGGACCGGGAGGCCCAGGCGCTCCGCCAGGGCGTCGTGGCCCCACTCTTCGTCGCACGTGTGCCAGGCCCCGTCAGTCAGGACCCAGCCGCACGTCGCGGGCTTGCTCAACCCCATCCCCCTACTCCACGAAATTGACGGTGGCCATCGCGCGAGTGTACGCCACGTAGGCCAGATTTTCTTCCTGCGCCATCTGCCACGCTTGCTTCGCGGCCCGCGACGGGCAACGGGCGGCGTGCTCCCAGAGGTACACGTTCTGCCACTCGCGGCCCTTGGAGCGGTGGTAGGTGCACAGCGTCAGGACGCCCTTCACGTCGTCGGCGAAGAGGTCGTTGATGAAGTTGATCACATCGCTGACGTTCGTGAGACCCTTGGCGTTGACCGCGATGACGATCTGGCGGAGGGTTTCGCACTTGTCCACGACGGCTTCGGCCTTCTCTTCCTGGCCCTTGGCCATGGCCTTCTGCACTTCGCGCTCTTGGTAGTCGTTGAGGCGGTTCAGCAGCGCGTCGGTGGTCTTGATCTTCCAGCGGCGGCACAGCGCGATCAGGCCTTCACCGATCTGGCGGCCCTCGACCTTGCACGGCACGCCGGAGCGGATCAGGCGGTAGGCCGTCTCGATCAGCGGCGCGGTGTTCCGGCAGAGGATCGCGTCATGCTGGGTCAGGTTCTTTGCGTTGTCATCGAACTGCTGACGGGTGATCCGGTTGACCGCGCCTTCGGGTGCCGCGTCGGCCGCCTGAATGTCGGGAACCTTCGTCTGGGCTAGCGCCACCACCGCCTTCGGGCAGCGCCACGTGACGGACAGCGGCAGCACGGTGGCGTTCAGGGACTTGGTGAGGTTCTCCAGGGCCGCCGCGTCGGCGCCGCTGAAGCCGTAGATGGCCTGACGGTCGTCACCCACCACGATCATCCGGCCGCCCGGATAGCGCAGGAACTTCTTGGCCAGGGCTTGGCGGGTCCGGCTCAGGTCTTGCGCCTCGTCCAGGTAGATGTAGTCCTTGGTGAACTTGGTGCGGAGGTTCTTGACCAGCGGGAACAGGATCATGTCATCGAAGTCCACCGACTTCGTGTCAGCGAGGCTCCGGCGATATACGTTCTGGGCGCAGGCCACGATGGCCTCCATCTCGCTGGTCTCGTCCAGGCCGTTGATGTCGAAGTGGTCGGCCATGTCGTACCACGCTTGCGCGTTCTCGATGGCGAGGTCAGGGAAGAACCCAAACCCGGCCTGCTTCGCGTAGCGGACCAGCGCGGCGATCTGGTTGGGATAGTCGCGGGCCACGTCATCGTTCATGGTCTCGATGATCTGCGGCACTTTCTTGTCGTTGATGGCTTCGTTGCCGAGGCGGAAGGCGAAGCGGATCAGGCCCCAGCCGAGCGAGTGCATCGTGGACGCCTGGACCTGCCGCCAGTCATAACCGGCTTTCTTGAGCTTGCCGCCCATCTCGTCAGCGATGGCCTTGTTGTAGGCGCAGACCAGCTGCTCAGCGCGGGGCTCGACCTTCGCGACGGCGGCCACGCCCAGGAGGATCGTGGACGACTTGCCGCACCCGGCGCGAGCGATAAGCGCGAGGTGGGAAGTGGTGGTGGTCAGCGCGGTGAGGAAGGCTTCTTGCTGGACGGTGGGGGCGAAGTCGGTGTTCACGGCGGGTCTCCTTTGATAGCGCTATTCTGCCTGATGTCCGGAGAAAAAGAAACACCTTTCTTCGCCCCTGGCTCCGTCAGCCCTCCGTCCAGTTGGGAGGCGGCCGATGCCCTTGAATCAGGCACCCGGCGTTGCTGAAGATGCCGCCGTCAGGGAGCTTCGCGGCCAGCTGGCTCGCCGCCCTCATCGTGTGAGTGTTGTGGGCGTAGTTGTAGCCCTCCGCCACGCGATCCTCCCGCGTGCCGAAGATGTGGTACTGGCCCTGGGCGCCGCGCTCCTTGGCCTTCTTGATGCGGTCGATGATCTTGGGCATTCACTTGATCCTCTTGATGGTCTTGCGGCCGACTTCGTCAACCTGGGTGATCTTGTACTCACGCTCCGGGTGGTGCTTGGAAACGTAGCTGCCTTTCTTGATGAGCCGGTTCGTCGGGATGGCGCCCACCACCAGTTCCTGGCCGGGCCGGAGTGCCACAACCTTCCGCGTCAACGGCGTCATGAAGCGGCCCCGGCGCCCTTCCCGCTCCGGAGGGAAGTGCATGGCGTAGTACGGCTGGCCGGTGGGGCTGTAGCGCGTCACCTTGATCTCTTGGGCGACGGCCATGAGGTACAGCGCGGCGTCCGCGGCCGGTTTCCCGGCCTTCTGGGCGATCCGGTATGGCGCCACCTCTTCGCCCCTCTCTAGCGTGGCCTCAATGGCCGCTCGCGCCTCTTCCAGCCGTGGCGTGGCCCGGAGTGCTGCGAGGTCGGCGCGGAGCCTCGCGCGCTCGCGCTGTGAGTCCGTCACCGGGGTCTCCGGATCGTTCGCCCCTCGCCGGAGGGCTTCGAACATGCGGAGGAACTTGTTGTTGGCCCGGTCCACCGAGCGGCTGGCGTGGGGGTCGTAGAGCGTCATGGGAAGAGTAGAACCCGAAACCGAACGAATTGGCGACAGTTTTCTTCTGGTCAAACTCGACGGAGTTCTGACAGAGGGCAAGTTGACCCGGTGCGAGGGTCGTGGTCCGTTGGTCGCAGACCGTTCACTTTGGTGCAGTCCACTCGATCAGCTAACCCACCACCAGGACTGGAGAAATCCGGAGGAAGGTCAGGGAAACTGAACGTAGGTTTCTTTATACTCCCTTTAAACGATAGACTCACACAGAGGGAAAAGGGAGAGTGAAGAGTTAAGAGGTTTAGGGCGAGCACTTGGCGATGACGGTTCGATTTCCGGCGTTTCGGCCCCGGCTTCCCTCTGGTGGTGGGTTCAGGCAGAATAGGCGGCGAGAACTGAAGCTGTTGCCCGGCCGTTTGCTGAGCAGTGGTTGGTTGGTCGCCCGGAGTTACTTGTGTCACACACTGACGGTTCTGAACCTGATGACGAATGGGACGGCATGGGGTTCCCGCAACCGGCCGTTCCGTGGTACCTCGCTCGCACCACCAAGGGCATTCCCGATCCGGAGGCCGGACCCGGCATGTTTGGGTCTGTGGGGCGCCCGCGGCGCTTCCCGACGCCGGACGATCTGCTGGCGGCCTGTGTGGAGTACTTTGAGTGGAATGAGCAGAACCCGCTCTGGGAGGTTCAGGCGTTCTCCAGCAAGGACGGCATCCGCAAGGCGACTGTCCCGCGGGTGAGGGCGATGACGCTCACGGCGCTCTACAGCTTCCTCGATATCGACCGAACGACGTGGGATGCGTATCGCAAGCGTCAGGAGTTTTCCACCATCTGCACGCGCGTGGAAGAGTTGATCCGTGATCAGAAGTTCCAAGGCGCGGCGGCCGGGTTCCTGAATGCGTCGATCATCGCACGCGATCTGGGGCTTGCGGACAAGAAGGAACTGAGCGGCCCCGGTGGGCGCCCGGTCCAGGTCCAAGATGGCATGACCGCGAAGGAAGCTGCGGAAGCCTATGAACAATCGCTCAAGGAGGGCGAAGAATGATCGAAGTCGTTGTGCGGGCTCGTGGCCAGGACGCCCACGTCAAGATCACGCACCCGGATGGGTCCACCGAGGACACCGACGTGGTGGCGGCGAACTCGTCAGGTCTCGTGACCAGGACGTTCGTCATTGACGATGACGACACTTTCGAGGTCACCGGCCCGTAACCTATGGCTGACGGCAATGTCCATCTGACGAAGGAACCGTGGCCGCCTGACTATGTTCAGGTGTTCGCCACGCGTCAGAAGCGTCTTGCCAAGTTGCGCGCCAATGTCGAGGGCGCGAAGGCGTACTACAGCACTCACCCGGTGGAGTTCATTGACCACTGGGGCATGACGTTCGATCCGCGCAACATTGGGCGGCCGGACCTTCTCACCAAGATGCCGTTTGTCCAGTTCAATCGGCAGAAGGATTTGATCAACTTCCTCTGGGCGTGCGTCCAGCAGCAAGGTGACGGCCTCATCGAGAAGGCCCGCGACATGGGCGCCACGTGGGACTGCGTGGGCTTCTCCGTCTGGTTGTGGTTGTCCCACGACGGCTCCGCGGTGGGGTGGGGATCGCGCAAGCAGGAGCTTGTGGACCGTCTGGGCGACGTGTCGAGCATCTTTGAGAAGTTGCGCGTGTTCATCCGGGCGCTGCCAAAGGAGCTTCTGCCGGAGGGCTTCGACAAGGGCACGCACATGCCCTTCATGCGCATCCTGAACCCGGCGAACGGGAACAGCATCACTGGCGAAGTCGGTGACAACATCGGGCGCGGCGGCCGGACCTCCATCTACTTCAAGGATGAGAGCGCGCACTACGAGCGGCCGGAGAACATTGAAGCGGCGCTTGGCGACAACACCAATGTCCAGATCGACATCAGTTCGGTCAACGGCCTGGGCAACGTGTTCTATCGGCGCCGGAAGGCGGGCAAGATTTGGGCACCCGGCGAGACCCTGGCGAAGGATCGGGCCAACGTCTTCATCATGGACTGGCGCGACCACCCGGCCAAGACGCAGGAGTGGTACGACAACCGGCGCCGGAAGGCTGAGAACGAAGGGCTGCTGCATAAGTTTGCCCAGGAGGTTGACCGCAACTACGCTGCCGCGGTCACCGGGTCCATCATCCCGCTCCATCACCTCCAGGCCTGCGTAGATGCGCACCTGAAGCTGGGCATCGTGGACGCGGAGGCCGGGCCGTGGGGTGGGGCTCTGGACGTTGCCGACAACTCCGGCGACGGCGACCTGAACGCCCTCGCCATGCGCAAGGGGATCGTGCTCAAGTACGTGGAAGACTGGGGTGAGCGGGACGTGGGCGTCACCACCCGGCGAGCGATCCGCGCATGTATGGGCAAGGGCCGCCTTGAGCTTCAGTATGACTCCGTGGGCGTGGGTTCGTCGGTCAAAGCCGAGTACAACCGGCTCAAGGATGACGACGCGAACCCGGATGACGACTTTGTGATGCCTCCGGGGCTCCAGCTGGTGCCTTGGGACGCCGGGCGCGGCCCGCTCCGGCCGAAGGCGCGCGTGATTGAGGGCGACGTTGAGAGCCCGCGCAATGAGGACTTCTACGAGAACATCAAGGCCCAGGGCTGGTGGGAGCTTCGGCTGCGGGCTGAACGGACCTTCCGCGCACTCACGGAACCGGGTTACACTTGGAACGTGGAAGACCTGATCAGCTTCAGTTCAGAAATCCCGCGCCACGTACTGGATAAGCTGTTGGAAGAACTTGCGCAACCGACCTACGGATACTCAAAGCGGCTGCGCCTGCTCGTGAACAAGACGCCGGAAGGCACGAAGTCACCGAACCTTGGTGACTCTGTCATGATGGCTTTCTGGCCGGTCCCGGCTCCGCAGTCGCCCGTCGCTGCGGTCGGTGCCTATGGCGCTTCGGTGTAGGAGACTGACAGATGGCACGTGGACCCCGCGCCGTTGCCCAAGGTGAGGTCAGGGCGGAAGCCCCGCGTTCGGCGATCCCGGCCGCCAACGACCAGCCCACGGTTCCGGTCAACCCGGCTGAGCCCTCCGGCGACTACGGGGCGATGCTTGACCACTGGAACAAGGTGGAGACGATCCTCAACGGCGTCGAGGCCATGCGGGCCGCGCGTGAGACGTACATGCCCAAGCTCCCCAACGAGAGCCAGGACGATTACGACTACCGCATCAAGAACGCCAAGTTCACGAACATCTATGAGGACATCGTCACGTCGCTCGCGTCCAAGCCGTTCGCGCAGGAGTGCACGGTGGCCGACGACGCCAGTGACCGGATCAAGAAGCTGGCGGAGGACATCGACGGCCGGGGCAACAACCTCCACGTGTTCGCCTCGCAGGTGTTCTTCTACGGCATCAACTACGCCATCGACTGGATACTGATCGACTTCACCAAGTACCAGCGGCCGGAGGGCGGCCCGTCGCGACCCCTCACGCAGAACGAAGAGGCCGCGCTGAACATGCGGCCCTACTGGGTCCACGTCCCGGCCAAGCGCATGCTCGCCGCCTACTCCGCCAAGATCAACGGCGTGGAGCAGCTGGTCCATTGCCGGATCGAAGAGAACGTCACCATGCGGGTCGGCTTCCAAGAGAAGCTGGTCAAGCAGGTGCGCATCTTCAACCGTGACCCCATCTTCACGCCCGGCCTTGCCGATCCCACGGACTGGACGCCCGCGACATTCGAGGTGTGGCGCCAGGACCAAGGCGAGAACTGGACGCAGGTGGAGGTGGGGCCGGTCTCCATCGGGATCGTGCCGGTGGTGCCCTACGCAACCGGGCGCCGGAAGGGTGGCACGTGGCAGTTCGCCCCGCCCATGAAGTCGGCCGCGGACCTCCAGGTGGAGCACTTCCAGCAAGAGACCGCGCTGAAGCACATCAAGGAGCACGTGGCCTTCCCGATGCTGTCCGCGGACGGTGTCACCCCGGCCAAGAACCAGGACGGCTCAGTCAAGGCCGTGCCCATCGGCCCGAAGGCCGTGCTGTATGCGCCGCCGCACCCGGAGACCGGGCAGGCCGGGTCGTGGAAGTTCATCGAGCCGTCCGCTGAGAGCCTCAAGTTCCTGGCCGAAGAGGTCAAGAACACCGAGACCCAGATGCGTGAGATCGGCCGCCAGCCCCTGACCGCTACGGCGGGCATCACGGTGGTCGTCGCCGGGCTCGCGAGCCAGAAGGCGAGCAGCGCTGTCCAGGCCTGGGCTCTGAGCCTCAAGGACGCTCTTGAGCAAGCCTTCCGCATCACCGAGATGTGGCTGCGCGAGGCCAAGCAGACCACGGTCAACGTCCACACCGACTTCGCTCTGGACCCCAACGACGCCAGCAGCAAGACCTTCCTCATGGAGATGCGGAAGAACGGCGACCTGAGCCGCGAAGGGCTGTGGGAGGAAGCGCAACGGCGCGGCGACCTCCGGCCTGACTTCGATCCCGATGAAGAGAAGGATCGGCTGGACGAAGAACTTGATGACCAGATCGAAGCGGACGATGCGGCCGCCGCTCGCATGATCGCGGTCAACCAAGCCCGCCAAGCCCCGCCCGCGGAGCCCGGCGCCGAACCTGAAACCCCACCGGCCGCGGAAGAGTGATGAAGGCAAGATGGCTCTGGCAGCACGAGATACCAAGAAGCGCGTCAGTCAGGCTGGCAAGGATTTCGCCAAGCGAATGGCGGAGGCAAGAGCGGCAAAAGCGAAGGGCAAGGGCTCCAAATCTTCGCCCGCGCGTTCTAGCTCCAAGGTCAAGACTTCTGCTGCGAAGGTCACCGGGAAGACACAACGCAAGGCTCCAGCTTCTGCTACGCGCAAGAAGCGGGTGACCAAAAAGTAGTAGAAGACTTGAGGAATAACTGCGGTTATTCTCATAGCCATTCGGTCATGTGACCGATTGCCGCGACGGATGGATGTCCAGCGGCGCACCGGGGCGGATGCCCCACGGCCCGCGGCGGATGCCGCATTAAGGAACCCTCACCATGTGGAAGCTCAAGCTTGACGAGAACGGCAATGCAGTCCTGGTGGACGGCAAGCCGGTGTTCGTGGACGAGAACGGCAAGGACGTCACCTATGACGTCAACGACACTCGTGCGACCATCACGCGCCTGAACGGCGAGGCCATGGGCCACCGTCAGAAGGCGGAAGCCGCGACGGCCGAACTCAAGAAGTTTGAGGGCATCGACCCGGACAAGGCGCGCGACGCGCTGACCAAGGTCCAGAACATCGATGACAAGAAGCTGGTGGACGCGGGCCAAGTCGAGCAGGTGCGCCAGGAGGCGGCCAAGGCCGTCCACGAGCAGTACGCGCCGGTGGTCAAGGAAAACGAGACCCTGAAGCTGCAGCTGCGGCAAGAAAAGATCGGCGGCCGGTTCGCCCGGTCCAAGTTCATCGAAGACAAGGTGGCCATCCCGGCCGACCTCGTGGAAGCCAAGTTCGGCGCCCACTTCGACCTCGTGGACGGCGAGCCGGTGGGCTACTACGACGCCGACCACAAGCAACCCATCTTCTCCAGCGCGAACCCCGGCAAGCACGCCGACGTGGACGAAGCCCTGGAAAAGCTCATCGACGCCTACCCGCGCAAGGGCGACATTCTCAAGGGATCGGGCCACAACGGCACCGGCTCCGGCCCCGGCGCTGAAGGCGCTGGTGGGAAGAACCCCTGGAAGCAGGGGCCGACGTTCAACCTGTCCGAGCAGGACAAGCTGGAGGCCACGAACCCTCAGCTTGCCCAGCGGATGAAGGCCGAAGCAGGGGTGGCCTGAGTAAACCCCTGTTAACGCAGGCGGGCCGTTGGCCTCGCTGTAACTGAAGGACCAGAGATGGCCACGGTTCAACTCGCTGACCTCGTTTTCGGGGCCAACTTCAACAACTACACGGTGACTGAGTCCACGCGCCTGAACGCCTTCGCGGCTTCGGGCGTGATGGTCCGTGACGCCGCCATCGACGCGATGGCCGGGCAGCAGGGGTACATCCACAACCTGCCGCGCTGGAACCGTCTGCCGAACGATGAGCCCAACGCCTCTTCGGACAACCCCGCGGACATCGCGGTGCCCAAGAAGATCGGCGCCAGCGCGGAAATCGCGCGCAAGCTCATGCGGAACCAAGGCTGGTCGTCCAGCGACCTCGCTTCGGCGCTGGTCGCCCAAGACCCGCTGCAGGTGATCGGCGCGCAGATCGGCGGCTACTGGGCCGGGGTCAACCAGACGACCATCATCAAGATGTGCCTGGGGATCATGGCGGACAACATCGCGAACGACGGCGGTGACATGGTGAAGTCGGTCGCGACCGACGATGCCGGCGCCGTCACGGACGCGGAACTGTTCAGCGATGACGTGCTCATCGACGCCGCCCAGACCATGGGCGACGCCAAGGGCGCCCTCCGGGCCATCGCCGTGCACTCGCAGCTGCATGCCCGCATGCAGAAGCTGGGCGCCCTGGTCGATGCGTACGACCCGGAGACCGGCGTGCTGATGTTCCAGACCTACCAGGGCAAGCGCGTCATCGTGGACGACGACATGCCGGTGGTCCAGGGCGCGAACCGCAAGACGTTCACCAGCATCCTGTTCGGTGCGGGCGTCTTCGGTCAGGGCTTCGGTGCGCCGAAGACCCCCACCGCGGTCGCGCGGGCGGAAGAGGAAGGCAACGGTGAAGGCGTGGAAACGCTCTGGAACCGTCGTCACGAGATCATCCACCCGCGGGGCTTCGCCGTCGCCGGCACTCAGGTGTCGTCGGCTGCCACGCCGTCCTACGCCACGCTGGCCTCCGCGGCCTCGTGGAACCGGATCGCGCCGCGGAAGCTGATCGCCCTGGCCTTCATCCAGACCAACGGCTAATCGTCAACCCCTAGCATGGGGCCGTCCGATGGGCCGCCCCGAAGTCGAAAGCTGACTATGCGCAGCATCTACCTCTCCACGGTGGCCCTGGCGATGATGGGCCCCAACGTCTGCTTCGCCGACAACGGCGATGACGGCGCCGGTGGTGGGTCGGCCCCGCAGCCGCCCGCGCCGGAAGACACCACCATGCGCGAGGCGATCCCCAACCCGGTGATCATCCAGGATGGCCAGATCGCGCTCACCGCCCGCAACAACGGCGACGGCACCTGGGCCGTGACCGCTGGGCCGGGCGGCAAGGTGCTCCGTGACGGCCTCGCTCGTGAGCAGGCCATCGCCATCGTCGGCGCTCCCACCGGCCCCTACGACCCGGCTACGGTCGGCGAAGGCAAGCTGGCGGATCAGCGCCTGGACGTGGAGCAACAGCTGGTGGACGAGACCCATGGCACGACCCTGGTCACCGACGAAGAGGCCGGAGCGGTGGACCCGCGTCTGGCCAACCGCAGCGTCACCGATCCCTCCACCGGGGAGAAGGTCCGCAGCAGCACCGCCGGCACCCGCGTCATCGCGACGGGCGTTCCCACCTACGATGCGGCCCAGGCCACGGCCTCCGCTGAAGAGGTGGAAGACCGCAAGACGGCCACCACCACCGTCATCGGCGGCGGCGCCGTGACCGGCGAGGCGAAGGGCAACGGTGAGGGCGAAGGCTCCACCAAGTCCAAGCCCCGCTCCAAGGAATAGGCGCAGCGACCAGCGCCTAGGGTTGAGCCCTGCCCCTTGTCCCGTCGAGGGGTGGGGCTCCCCATCAATAACACCGCGCTCTGCGCAAACTGATTGATGGCCGAGTTGGCCGCGCTCTGTTCAACCTGCTGGAAGGATCGGCTATGACCGACATCGTCTATTCCCAGAGCCCCCATCCCGCCATGCGGGAGAAGGGCGCGAAGTACCAGAACCCGCGCATGTTCTCCGGCGTCGTGGACGGCGTGAGCCGGGCCGTCGTCGTGGGCGACTTCCCTGACATCGTCAAGGCGTACAAGGCCGCGGGCGTCGAGGTGGTGGAGCCGGAGAAGGAGGCCCAGGCCGTCCAGACCGCGGCTGTGATCGCGGAGAGCCCGGCCCTGACGGAAGACCAGCGGCGCTCGCTGGCCATTCCGGAGAACTGGCGCGACCTCTCGTGGACCCAGCGCGACGGCGGCGGCGACGGCCTGACCCTGCGCAGCCTCGCGTCGGCCCTGTCCGACGAACCCGTCAACAACAACCAAACCGCCATCGAAGTAATCGAAGGCGAACTGGCCAAGCGCGGCTAAGCGCCATGGGCGATCTGGTGCACCTGCCGGGCGCGGAGCCGAAGGATGAGCGCAAGCTGATCCTGGTCTGCCCTTGCGGGTGCACCAACTTTCACCTCCACGCCGATGGGCACGTGGAATGCACCAACTGCGAGAACCTGACGCCCAATCCCGACAACGCCTGGCATGAGCGCGTCCCGGCGCCGCCCGCGGTCGGTGAGGCCGTCCCATCCAACGAACATGACTTCAAGATCATCGACCTCGACACGGCGCCGATCTACGTGCGACGCAAGGCCGATCTGATCAACGGAGCCGCCGCCATCGTCATCATCGGCCGCAACAGCGACCTCAGCACATGGGTCTGGTCCGGCGTCGAGACGCCCGAACAGCGCGAGTGGCTGGAGCGCCGGATGGCCGAAGCCGCAACACTCGTGAGGGTCAAGACATGCCGTTGATCGTGGTTCCGCAGGCCGATGCTGACGCCCTCATTGACCGCGCCTACTTCACCGAGTTTGCGGAGAAGATGGGCTGGGACCTGACCGGCAAAGACCCGGACAAGGTCATTGACCCGGCCATTCGCCGGGCGTCGCTCTACATGAGCCTGGGCTGGGGTTGGTCGGGCGCGAAGGTCGGCCCCACCGTTCTCGCCTTCCCGCGGACCATGTACGACGCCGCGGGCGTCCCGATCCCCACCGATCCCCTGCCGGAGGCGATCCGCATGGCTACGGCCTACGCGACGTGGGAAGAGGTGCAGCGCCCGAACTCCCTCATGCCCACCGTCCGGCCGGAGGCGCCGGTGAAGCGCAAGAAGGTCGGCAGCTTGGAGGTTGAGTACTTCAACGCTCCGGCGATTGTCCAGCCGATCATCACCGCGCTGGCTCCGCTCCTGGCCGGGTTCCTGCTCGTGGAGGAAGCGGCCGACAATCCGCTGGTGGGGTTCAGCTACCGTGTTTGATTACCTCGCCTCGCGTGAAGATGCCAACCAGCTGATTGAAGAGTTTGGTCAGCTGGCCACGCTTGAGCGGCCGACGTGGACCGGCCCCAAGCACGATCCGGAGCCCGGCGAGCCGGAGCGGTTCCAGCGGTGGCTGGTGGTGGACCCAGACGGCTTCAAGGTCAACGAAGTCGATGGCGCACGCATCCTGGCGACTGACAAGAAAATCCTCCTGGCTGTTGGGGACACGGAGCTTCCCCTCAGCACGGATTTCCAGCTTATTATCGGAGGCGAGCCGCACGCGATTGTCGATTTCTGGCCCGTAGCGCCCGCTGGAGTGACTGTATTTTGGACCGTCCAAGCCCGCAAGTAATCCATGCCAGCGTTCGTGCTTCGGCGGCGATGTCGCAACTTGAAGGTGAAGTAAAGCACCTTGAGGCCGCAGTGATGCGGGGCGACGCTGACGGGATCGCTTACCACCGGGCTCGCGTTCACGATTATCTGGACGCCCACCTGGACCAGAAGATACTTGCTATCGAGCTAGTGTTGAAGACATGACTGTTTGGGAAGCACTTGAAGCGAAGTATGATAAGGCCATCGCGGACGCCTTTGAGCGCGCCGTGGCCGATCTGCGCGCGGGTGCTGACCTTGGCCGCATCCTGACGGCCCTTCAACGGGGCGACCTCGCCGAAGCCATCGCCGCCATGAACCTGGATGAAGCGGCCATGAACCGGCTGGTGGTCGAGATTGAGACGGCGTTCAGGGAGGCGGGCGACCTCGCCGCCAGCGAGATGCCGCCGCTCACGGACCAGAGCGGCGCCCGCGTCATCTTCCGGTTCAACGTCCGCAACCCGGCCGCGGAGCGGTGGCTGCGTGAGCACTCCAGCCGTCTCGTGACGGACATCATGGAAGACCAGCGCGTTGCGATCCGGGCGGCGCTGGAGCGTGGCATGGCCCGCGGTGACAACCCGCGCACCACGGCGCTCGACATTGTGGGCCGACTGAACAAGGTGTCCAAGCAGCGGGAAGGCGGCATCATCGGCCTGACCTCGCAGCAAGAGCAGTTCGTGTCGAACGCCCGCTACGAGCTTGAGCAGGGCGGCGACGCCAACTACTTCAAGCGCGCTCTCCGCGACAAGCGGTATGACCGCACGATCAAGAAGGCCATGGACGCGGGTGAGCCCATCTCGCCGGAGACGATCACCGCCGCGATCCGCAGCTACAAGAACCGGCTGCTCAAGTACCGGGCTGACGCCATCGGCCGATCCGAGAGCCTGACCGCGCTCCGCAAGGCAGAGAATGACGCCTACCGCCAAGCCGTGGAAGACGGCAAGGTGGATCAAGACGCGATCATCAAGGACTGGGACAGCACCGGCGACCGAAAGGTGCGCAACAGCCACGTCGTGCTGGACGGCCAGACCCGGCGCTTCATGGAGCCGTTCGTCAGCCCCACCGGCGCCCGCATGCAGTTTCCGGGCGACACGAGCCTGGGCGCCCCGGCGTCCGAGATCATCCAGTGCCGCTGCCGGGCTCGCTACCGTATCGACTTCCTGGCCGCGGCCTTCGGCAACCGGGAGCCCGCGTGATGGGACGGTTCGCCGCGCAAGTCCATCGCTGGGTCCAAGAGAAGGGCCATGACGCCGTGCTGGCCGTCCGCAACGAAGCGGCCCAGCGCGTCTTCAACCTCGCCCAGACGCCAGTGGCGAAGGGTGGCAACATGCCGGTCAAGACCGGCTTCCTGCGCGCGAGCCCGCGGGCCACGAAGGATGGCAGCCTGCCGATGCTCGCGAAGCGGCCGGGCACGGCGGAAGACAACAGCTACGACTACAACCCGGCCGCGATCCTCGCCGTCATCGCGTCGGCCGAACTGCAGGACGTGATCACCTTCGCCTACACGGCCAACTACGCCCGGTTCGTGGAGAACAAGCGCAAGTTCGTCGCCCTCGCCGCCCAGCAGTGGCCGCAGATGGTCGATGAGGTCTGCGCCGAAGCCAAGCGGAGGTTCGGCTGATGGACCGTGACGTCATCGCCAATATCCTCCTGACCCGCGCCCTGCTCATGGAGACCCAAGGGCCGACGCTCCCGGTGAGCGTGCCGGAGCCCGCGGAGGTGTTCGCCCCGCCCGCGGACGGCCGGTACGTTGACGTGGGGTTCTTCCCCAACGCCAACAAGTGGGAGGGAATGACCCAGGGCCGGATGGAGCAGGGGTTGCTGGGTGTGACGGTGGTGTGGCCGAAGAACAAGGGAGTGATCAAGCCCTACGCCGCGGCCAAGGCCGTCGCGCAGCACTTCCCCAAGGGCCTGGAATTGTCGGCAGACGGCGTCAAGGTTAAGATCAACCGCGACCCGGTGCTGGCTGAACCCCTGATCGAGGCGACCAAGGTGTCTGTCCCGGTCAACATCTCCTGGGAGGCCACGCGTGTCTCGTAGGATCGCCCCAACGGCCGCATTGGGCAGCGGCGCTTTGAGAAGGGAGCCTTGAATGGCCATCTCGTCAACCACTGGGGCGAAAATCTTCATCGGCCCCATCAATGCGACCGCCGACAGCGAAGAGGACTACGAAGCCCTCAGCGGCTGGATCGAAGTCAAGGAAGTCGAGAGCATCGGCGAGTTCGGCGACCAAGCGTCCACCGTGACGTTCACGTCGCTGGGCGATGCCCGCGTGCGGAAGCGGAAGGGCGTGCGCGACGCGGGCGACCTCGCCGTGTCCGTCGCCAACGACCCGCGCGACCCCGGCCAGCAGGCGCTGATCGCCGCGGAGCAGACGGAGTTCAGCTACGCCGTGAAGGTGGTCCTGGCCGACGCGCCCGACGCCAACGACACGGACAGCACGAGCTACTTCCGCGCGCTCATCGCGTCGGCCCGGCTGAACGTGGGTGAGGCCAACGCGATCATCCGCCGCGGCTTCGCCTTCCTGATCGACAGCAAGATTGTCGAGGTGCCCAGCGCCGCCGTGGCGTAAGCTCTCGACTGAAAGAAAGAAATCAGGTTAGATTGGGCCGGGCAGCAATGTCCGGCCCTTTTTACAGAAGCCAACAAGTCAAGGATCACCAAGCCAATGGGTATCGCCTCCCTCCAGACTGCTGCCAACGCCAACGAAGGCCGGTGGCTCCACGTCGAACACCTCGACAACCGCACCCCGCTCTACGCGGATGAAGGTGACACCAAGACCAAGCCGGTGCGCCTTCTGCTGCTCGGCAAGGACAGCAAGGCGTACATCGAGAGCGAGCAGGCCACGCGCACGCGCTCCGTCGAGAACATCAAGAAGCGCGTCAAGTATTCGGCGCCGGAAGACGACGCCCTGACCGTCGAGACCCTGGCCCGCTGCACGGCCGGGTGGGAGAATATCCCGCAGGGCTGGCTCGACGGCACCAACGACGAGACGCCCGCGGAGTTCTCGCAGGAGAACGCCAAGAAGCTCTACAGCAACCCCGGCGTCGCCTGGGTGAAGGAGCAGGCTGACGAGTTCATCGGCACCCGCGCAAATTTCTTGAAGCCCTAGCCGACCTGCTGGTGGAGGCGGCGCGGGCGGCATGGCAGAAAGTGCCGCCCGATCCGCTTCCGGATCGGCCATGGGCTCTTGAGTACCTGTGGGACTGGTTCTGGTTGCTCAGCCGGACCCGCCAGAACGGAATGGACGTCAACCCCATCAGCTATCAGGAGATCAAGGCATTCTCCGAGCAGATGGGCCTGGGCATCGACCCTTGGGAAACCCGCATCTTACGGCGGATGGACGACGCCGCTCTTGAGGCCAGGGCGGGTGATCGAAAAGCTGCAGTTCCCTCGCAGCCGACTACGAGCGATAATAGGCCGATGATTCCCATGTCTGACGTGAAGGGCGTGAGGGGTCTTTTACGCGGTCTGGCCGTTAAGAAAGATGTCCAGGCTCAGCAAGGACTGCTAGGCAAACGCGGGAAAGGAGGCAAGGATGGCTGAACTCGCTGAACTTGGCCTCCGCGTCACGACCAATGCGGATGAGGCGGCTGCCAAGCTTGACCGCCTCGACAACTCCGCGGAGAAGGCCGAACAGTCCAGCGAGCGCCTTGCCGGGTCCAGCCGCCGAACGGGCGGCGCGATGGCCTCCATGATGGCCAACATCGAGCGCGCAGTGCAGGCCATGGAGCGCCACATGGCCGCCGCGGCTCGCGCTGACGGGGCGTCCGAACGGCTCGCCATCAGCCAGGATCGCGTCAACGCCTCCTACGCGGCCGGGTACCGGACCACGACCACCTACGCCGCCAGCTTTGACGGCGTGATTGCCCAACAGACCGCGGCGGCCAACTCCGCCAACAACCTCGCCGCCGCCAACGCGAAGGTGGCTGGTGGTGGGGCCGGAGCCGCTGACGCCATCGACAAGGTTGACAAGGTCAACCAGAAGGCCGCGAAGTCGTCGGCCCACATGACCGCGGCGACGCTGAACCTGTCCCGTCAGTTCGCCGACATCGGCGTGACGGCGGCGATGGGGATGAACCCGCTGATGATCCTGATCCAGCAAGGTCCGCAGATCGCGGACGCGCTGGCCGTGGCGAAGGGCCAAGGGATCGGCCTAAACGACATGCTGGCCAACATGGCGAAGGTCGCCGGGCCGGTCCTGCCGCTGCTCACCGGCATCGGGATCGTCGCCGGGGCCGCGTTCGGCGCCGCCGCGCTCGCCGCCCACACGCTCAACCAAGAGAACAAGAACATCGTGGACGGCCTGGGGCTGTCCGAGAAGCAGCTGAAGCGCCTCAAGGACGCCGGGGTGGATACCGGCGTGACCATCGGCGACGTGTTCAAGGGCACGGCGAACCTTGTTGGCGAGATGCTGGCCCCGGCCTTCAAGAAGGTCAAGGACAGCGTCAGCAACTACATGTCCGAGATGGCCGCCAACACGGTCAAGGAAGTGAAGGCGATCAGCAGCGCGTTCGCCTACGCCTACACCTACGCCACGACCATCTGGGGAAAGCTCCCGGCCGTGATGGGCGACATCGTCATCACGACGGTCAACGCGATCCTTCGCGGCCTGGAGATGATGACCAACAAGGCCATCGACAAGATCAACGGCCTGATCCGGATGGGGAACGCAGCGGCCAAGGGCGTGGGCCTGAACGTCCAGATGGGCACGCTGGGCAACGTCGCGTTCGGTCAGGTCGCCAACCCCAACGCGGGCGCCGCCCGGAGCGCGCACAACGAAGCCGACGCCGCGGCGCGAGCGGCCGGAGACCGGGCCGCGAAGGGCGTGGACAAGTTCCTGGATCGGTGGGGCAAGGCCATCGTGGGCGCCACGGAGGCTCGCCTTAAGAAGGCCGCTGGCGAGGACACAGGAAAGAAGGCCAGGGAAGCCAAGGAGAAGGCCGCCCCAAGGGATCGTACAGACGAACGGACGGCCCAACTCGCCGCCCAAATTCAGGGCGCTATGCAGGAGGAACTGCAAGCCCGGCTCGCGATCACCCGCGACATCAGCGAGCGCGCCAACATCGAACGCCAGATCATCGAAGCGTCGGTGGCCCAGAAGAACGCGCAAGTGGCCAAGCAGATCGCGGACATTGCCGACGACAAGGGGCTGTCCGACGCCAAGAAAGCCGAACTGACCAAGCAGCTGGAAGCCGTCCAAGCGATCAACAACCGCGTCGGCATCCTCAAGACCATCGCCGTCAACGAAGCCGAGCAGGACGCGCTGCTGAAGCAGGCGAACGCGATCCGCACGGCTGACCTCGAAAACCAGCAAGGCGTCCTGCAGTCGCAGCAGGGGCTCGCCAAGTTCGGCTACGAGCGGATGGAGATTGAGCTCAAGCTGCTGGACATCGCCTACCAGCTGGAAAAGATCAAGCTGGAAGAGGTCATCAACAGCACCCAGACGACGCAAGCTGAGAAGGCCATCGCCGCCGCCCGGCTCCGGACCCTGGAGACGATCACCAAGAACCGCAAGGCGGCCATCGACGGCGGCGCGGAGGGCGCGTTCAACCGGGTCGCCGGAGCCCTCAACAACGCGGCCAACGCCTTCCAGCAGAAGGACTGGATGGGCGCGGTCAACGGCGTCATGGAGGCGTTCGGCAACCTGCGCGCGGCCTTCTCCCAAGCCGGGAACGCCGCGGGCAAGTTCGGCGCCGTCGCGGGTGTCGCCCAAGTCGCCGGTCAGGTGATTGGCGGCCGGGCTGGTGGCGTGCTTTCCGGCGCCGCGTCCGGTGCCATGGCCGGGTTCCAGATCGGCGGCCCGGTGGGTGGGGTCATCGGCGGCATCATCGGCGGCATCGGTGGCCTGCTTGGCGGCAACAAGGCGAAGAAAGAGCAGAAGCGCCAAGAGGAAGCGGCCCGCCAACAAGCCCTCGCCGAAGCCGCGGCCAAGCGGGCGGCCGAAGCGCGTGACCAGGAAATCATGCTGCTGGAGCTTGCCGGCAAGTCGGTGGAGGCACTGACCCTCCGGCGTCAAGCCGAGCTTGAGAGCCTGGACGCCGCCAACCGGGCGCGGCAGATGGAAATCTACCGGCTGATGGACGAGGCCGAAGCCAAGGCGAAGGTGGAGGCTCTGAACAAGCAGCGGCGCGAAATGGAGATCAAGTTGATGGAGGCAGCGGGCGATGCTGCCGGCGCCCTCGCCGCCCGTCGCGCCGACGAACTGGCCGCGATGGACGCGAGCCTGCGGCCCTGGCAGGAAGCCATCAACGCCGTCACCGACGCCCGCGAAGCCGAGACCGCGGAGATGGAGCGGCAGGCCGAAATCCTCGACAAGATCAACGAGCGCGTCATGGCCGCCAACGAGGCGGTGGACCGGGCTCAGCAGGAAGTGGAAGCCGCCCAGCAGCGCCTCATCGACGCCTACAACGCGGAGCACAACCGCATTCAAGAGGCGATTGACGCGCAGCAGCAGACCATCGACAAGTGGCAGGACACCATCGCCGGGCTCCGCGACTACATCGGCAACCTGGACGCCCTTGAGCGCGAAATCCGGGCGGCCGGTGGCGGCGAGGGCGGCTACGCGGCCTCCCGTTCCGAGTTCCAGCGGATCGCGGCCCTGGCCGCCTCTGGCGACGCCGGTGGGCAGGCGAGCCTGGAAGGCGCCATCAGCAGCTTCCTGTCCGCGTCGTCTTCCACCCAGAGCCGCGCGCAGCAGGCGCGAGACCGGGCGCTGGCCCTCCGCGCCGTGGAGGACGCCCGGAAGAACGCGCAAGAGCAGATCGACAAGGCGCAAATCCAAATCGACCTCGCGCAGGCGCAGATCAACATTCTGAAGGCCCAACAGGACACGCTCCGGCAACAAGTCGAGCAGCTGGTGGACCTTGGGGGCAAGGTCGTGTCCGTGGAAGAGGCGATCCACGGCCTGGGTGGGGCCATCGCCAACCTCGCCGCCGCTCAAGCCGAGCAGGCCGCGGCGATCCGCGAACAGACGGCGGCCCAGCAAGCGGCCGAAGCCGCGGAGGCCCAGCGCCACCAACAGCTGCTCGCCGCCCAGGAGGCCGCGCGCCAAGCCGCAGAGGCGGCCCGCGTCGCCCAGCAACAGCAGCCCCAAGCGCCGGGCAACAACCCCACCGGGCCGGTGGCCGATCCCACGGCCGGGATGAGCCTTGGACAGCAAGTCATCACGAAGCGGCCGGACGTGGCGGCCGAAGCCGAACGCCTGCTTGCCGTCGCGGATCGAAACAGCCCCTGGTTCAGCCAGCACGGCCTCGACAGGGGCGTGGAGGGCTTCGCCGAGTGGTGGGCCACGCAAGGCGCCGGAGCCCAAGAGTGGCAGGGCGCGACCCCGGCCCCGCCGCCGCCGTCCAACGACAACTCGCTGGTGGGTCAGGTTCTGAATGACCTGAAGGTGGAGATGGCCCGCGTGGCCTCCGCGTCCGAGCAATCGGCCGACGCGAACCGCGACACCCGAGACACGCTGTTCCGGGTCACCCAAGGCGGCCGTGGCATGACGGTGATTGAATAATGCGCGTGATCCCGCCCCTCATCGAGACCGGCGTGTCCATCACTGAGGCCATGCTTGCTCAGTCTTCGGTCAACGAGACGGAGCCGCTGTACTCATCCGCCACGACCTACGCCCTGGGCAACATCGTCCGCGGGCCGGTGGCGAGCCCGAACGCCCACAAGCTGTTCGAGAGCCTGCAGCCGAACAACACCAACCACCCCGTCACCGATCCGGCGTGGTGGCTTGAGATCGGCCCCACGAACAAGTGGGCCATGTTCGACCTTCTGCGCAACACGGCCAGCGTCGGCACGAGCCCCATGACGGTGGAGTTCGTGCCCGGCCGCCGCATCGACGCCATCGGCCTCGCCGGGGTCATCGCGGATTTCGTCCGCGTGGAAGTCATCGTGAACGGCAACGTGGTCTTCACGCACACCGAGGCAATGTCCACGCGGCGCGTGACGAACTGGTATCAGTATTTCTTCGCCGACTTCACGTACAAGTCCAGCTTCGCGTTGTTCGATCTGCCGCCCTATACCAACGGGCGCGTCCGGATTACTGCCTTCACGACGGACAACCGGCTGGTGGAGATTGGCGGCATCGTCGCGAATGCTGCCGTGTACCTGGGCGATGTGGAGCCGACTGCGGAAGACGACGCCTTCAACTTCTCCACAATTGACCGCGACATCGAGGGCAACGCGGAACTGAAGCGGCGTCGGACCCTTCCCAAGACGAACCAAACGCTCTACGTTGACTCATCCCAGGTTCCGAGTATTCGTGATGCCAGAAGGAAGCTGAACGCCGTGCCGGCGATCTGGGCTGGTCTTGAAGACCCAGATCATGACTACTTCCCCTCGCTGTTGATCTTGGGCATCTACACGAGGTTCACCATCAACCTGGACCATGAGACCTTGGCCCGCGTCGCCCTTGAGCTTGAGGAAATCTGATGCCGATCAGCGCACCGCCTCCCGCCCCGAGTACGACCGATCCGACAACCTTTGCGGCGCGGGCTGACGCGTGGCTGGTTTACTGGGAGTTGATGGTTCCGCAGCTGAATGCGCTGCAGGAAGACGTCACCACCAAGCGCAACCAGACCCAGGCCGCAGCCGCCGCGGCGGCGCTCTCAGCCCAGGAGGCCACGACCCAGGCCAACACGGCGCGCGACCTTGTGAACGTCGCGAAGGCGCTGCCCATCACCCCGGCGTCGTCGGTGACCAACATCGTGATCCCGGCTCCGGGCGCCCAGGTCACCGGCATCCTGGCGGAGAATGCCAAGGGCTGGGGGATCGGGAACAAGATCAGGTGGGTGAACCGGGCGAACGTCGATCAGTGGATGGAAGGCGTCATCACGGCATTCGAGCCCGGCCCGGCCGGGGCGAACCCGCGCCAGATGACGTTCACCGTCACGGCCAGCGAGGGCGAAGGCGTCGCCGCGGCCAACTGGAGCGTGATCACGGCGCTGGGCGCGGTCTCGACCATCGCGGACATCACCGACTACGAGGCCGACCAAGCCGCCCGGCGCAACGATCTGGATGACGAGTTTGAGGCCGACCGCAACCGCCTGGAAGAGCTTGAGGGCGGGCGCGATCCGGTGATGCTGCTGACGCCCAACAACGCGGGCGTGCTGACCATCGACCTTGGGGGCGACAAGGTTGACTTCAAGGTGGTCACGAACGCCAACATCACCGGCATCAACTTCATCAATCCTCCGGTCTCCGGCCGCCTCAAGCGGTTCCAGATGCGGCTTGCCTTCACCGGCGTCGCCCGCACCATCGCGTGGCCAGCAGCGGTGAAGTGGGCGTCGGGCGTGCCGAGCTTCAGCTACACGAACGGCAAGGAGGCTCTGCTGAGCTTCTACACCGACGACGCTGGCGCCAAGTATCATGGGTTCTTCGCGGGTGAGAGTGGCTGATGTCGCGGGCCCAAATCTTCCCAAGCCTCAAGTTCACCCAGTATCTGACGTATGTCGATGAGGGCGGCTACCAGTATGGGGAGACCGCGCAATACACCGCACTCTACTCGATCTTCTGGACGGCCTGGAACACCAACTACAACTCGATTGTGATGCGGGAAACCGCATACTTCGTGGCCAGGAATACGGGCACGGTCGCTCAGACTTCGCATGTGACGAGCATGCAGACGAGCAGTTACACCTACGTCCAATACTGGCACAATCCTTACGAGCCGGACATCACGCAGTGGGATACCTACTTCAATACTTCATTCACCACGACGTATGACACCGGCCAGCAGTACGTCACCCAGTACTACTCCAACGTCTGGACTGCGACGGACGTGCCCAAGCCGGTTGTGACCGCCGTCCAGACCGGCATCACGACCCTCCGCTACACGGTGGAGGGCACCTACGTTTATGTCGAGAGCCAAACCGCCTTCAACACCTGGCATTACACACGATGGTAGTCCGCATCCGATCCCACCTCACCAAGATGAGCGACAAGCAGGCGCTCGCCGCGAACATCAGCCCGGAGTTCGTCCGGCGCCGGGGCGCCCATCTGGAGCGCCTGCACGCGCTGGAGGACATGGTGCGCGAGCTTTGCCCGCTCCCGGTCTCCTACGATGTGGGCCGGGGCCAGCCGCCCTACTTCACCGAGTTCACCTACAGCGAGATGCTTGGGCAACTCTTCCTGAACCCGCAGAGCAGCGAGGTTTCCCACCGGATGGTGGCCGAAGCCTTCGCCCGCGGCCGGGTGGGGGCGTTCGATGCGGTGGAGGCCATCCTGAGCCGAGCGGGCGACAAGTACACGCTGGACGGCGCCCCGGCCGGGCCGCTGCCCAAGCGCGTGGTCTTCCTGCCGGGCACGAACTGCTTCAACGAGATGGCGAGCAAGGAGGCCATCACCCGCGTCGCCCACGAGTTCCCTGACGCGATCTTCAAGCCCCATCCCATGACGGCCGAACCGACGCTGCGACAGCTGGGCATGCAAGTCGGCTATGATCGCCTCGCCGGGCCGATGGAGAGCGGCTGGGCGTACCTCATGGCGGCCGATGAGGTCTGGGCGACCACCTGCACCGAGATGGGCCTGTACGCCACGCTGCTGGGCAAGCGCCTCCGGAGCGTGGGCAACGTCCGTTTCGAGGCCCATGGCGCCTTCGCCCCGTTCTACCACCTGATCCGCGGCAAGGAGCCCGGCGCGGCGGCAGCGGACCTGCGGCAGGCGCTGAACAGTTACGGCTCCGGCTTCATCCATCCGGACGATCCCGACGCAGAAGGCAAGGTGCGCGCCGCTATCGACTTGGCGCTGGAACTCAGGCAACCTTTCAAGCCGCTCGCCTACGAATATGATCCGGGCGAATACACAACTATGACGCGAGGTCAAAATGCTCTACGCCCAAGTGGCCCGGAAGGGCGGCGCGATCCTCAAGTGGCCCATCCGGCCTAACGAGGTCGCCGAGACAATCAACGTCTCGCTCCCGGCCGATGAGAAGGCGCTGGAGCAGATGGACCTGTCCGTGTACGGCATCTACCCGGTGCCGGAGAGCCCGGTTCCGGCGCCGTCCAGCCCCACCGCCCAAGTCGTGCTGGCGGAGCCGATCTGGGAAGACGGCGGCTTGGTGCGCCAGTACACCGAACGGCAGCTGACCGAAGAGCAGGTCAACGCGGCCTGGAACAACATTCGCAAGGAGCGCAACGCCCGGCTCCGCGCCACCGACTGGTCACAGAGCGTGGCTGACATCGACCCGGAGACCAAGGAGAAGTTCGCCGCATATCGGCAGAAGCTCCGCGATCTGACGGAGACCAACCAGAGCCCGTTCGCCGTCGAATGGCCCGTTCATCCCGACGACCAACCGTAAGGAGACCACATGCCGCGCAAGCTGATCATCAC